GCAGAGTCTGGCGAAGCGGGCAAAGAAGGCCATCAAGAAGACGGTGAAGAGCATCAAGAAAGCCGTCAAGCAGGCCAATAAGCCGAGCAAGAAAAATGCGCTCGTCGGCGTGGTGGTAGGCAAGTCCAAAGTGACCACGCGGAAGACATTGTTCATTAACTAGCTTGAGTCACTTCGTGAGGAGTTATCTAGTGGGATCGGTAACTCCTCCGTTTTTTGTTGGTGGTCAGGGGAAGATTAAATGATAGATAGACCAGCACTTACAGGCGGGAGACTGATTCCCGTGTCCACTCCAATCGAGAAGAAGTTTGGCAGGTGCGCAGCAAAGCTGCTGCAACAGGTGCATTTTTGGTGCGCCTCAAAGCCTGTCAGGACTGACGGACACGCTTGGGTGTACAACACCTATGAAACCTGGGCAGAGCAGGTTGGCTATTCAGCGAGACAGGTAAGACGTGTTGTGAAAGAGCTTGTAGAGGCCAAGGTGCTGGTGCTTGGAAACTATAACAAGTGGAAGTCGGATCGCACCCAGTGGTATCGGGTCGAGTACAACGAGTTGTCCAAGCAGATGTCGGAAGTAGCTCCGTTGGCAACATGTCCACTTCCAACTGGCCATAATGTCCACATGGAACCGGCCAAAATGTCCGCACCAATACCAGAGATGAACCAGAAGATGAACGCACAAGTAAATAGCGTCGTTCCCGACGCTTTTGAGAAAGAGCAGGAACTATCTAAAAAGCCAACAGGAGAGAAAGAGACGAAGCTGATTATGAAAGCTGACGAGATACTGAAGAACAAAGCCTGGAATGCTAGTAAGAAGGTTCGGCTAGAGGGTCTTTGGAAACAGCATGTTGCCGAAGTGTATGGCATGACCTATACGCAGCTTGGTTTGAAAGAGGCTGGGCAGCTTAGGCACTTTGAGAGGCGCTGGGGACCTGATGCTGCTGGGGCTTTAGTGTATGCCATTCACAACTGGTCGATGTTTGCTGCTGATGGAAAGTCTTCGTTAGGGTTAGAAACAATGCCAGCAACCCCTGTTGTAGGCTACATGCTGAAATGTGGTGGTGTACTGCTCGACATGTATTTGCAATCAATTGCACCGAAGCCCAAAGTTCTGGTACAGAAGCCAAAAGTCCAGGTCCAAGAAGTACAAACAGACGACGAGACTTATGTCCCACAGCCCGGTGACTTGGAAAAAGCTCTGGCGATGTTAGAAGGTTGATATGTCCGTATTGGATATAGGCACTAAGAAATCCGAGGGTGTGCATTTCCGCCTGATAATGAACGAAGCGGAGGTATGCCTGACTGCCGGTGTACAGTCGAAGTTCCTGCATGAATCTATGGGTGTCTACTGTTCTGAGGACGAGATTGATTATGTACGGCACTTCAAGCAGAAAGAGAAGGAAGGGCAACCAGGTTTGGTTCTTGTCGGAGGCAAAAATGTTGACAGTAGGTGTCAAGCAATAGCCGCAGCCTTTGTGAGAAATTTCATAGACGCAAGGGTGATACCAATGAACTCTTTGTTGGAGAGAACTGGTGATGGTCTGCTGCCCCATGTTCTGGTTGTTCCCAACCTCTACATCAGTCAAGCAGGTAAGGGGTTGCCAGCGTGGAAGATACAGGGTCTGTATGACCTGCTCCTACAGAGGAGCGTACAAGGCTTGTCGTCTGTGGTTTATGTACAGAACCTATCGGGGATGCTGGAGGTGTATGGAGCACCCTTTGCTGATTTCTTGTCCCAGTTTAAGATCGTAAAAGGATAGATATGTCATTCGGGTTAGGCACTAAAACATTGTTGTCGTTTTGTAAGCAGCAAGACCCATTGCTGTGGCAGAAGTCTAAGGTGACGCCCGTGCTGTTCAAGCCGCACGAGGCAAACCTGTATGGGTACATCGCTGAGTTTTTGAAGAAGCACCATGCATTACCTCACGTTGAAACGTTAGGTCTCAACTTCCCCGACACGATAGGCATTGACGTTCCAGAGCCGCCCAGCTATTACTTGGACAGGCTGGAACACGCCTTCTACTACTCTGCCATCAATGCCGCTAACATAGGGTCGCAGGAGATTTTGAAGGCGAATCAAGACGACTACGAACCGGCGATGAAGTTGCTGAAGAATGCTCTGTACTCGATCATGGAGCAGAAGCAGCGCACCGACTTGATAGACATTGGCCTAGAAGGTGCCGCTTTAGCAATCAAGGCATATCACGATAAGATGCTGACGGAGAACATCTGTCAGTTTGGGTGGCCCTACCTGGATGACCAGCAGGGTGGTGTAATGCCTGGTGATATTGTTAGTTTTGTGGGTCGTCCAGCAACAGGTAAAACCTGGCTGATGCTGTGGATCGCCATCGCCAACTGGATTTTAGGCTGCAAAGTTCTGTTCGTATCTATGGAGATGGGAAAGCTGCCGATAACCCAGAGAATAGCCGCAATGTATACGCATTGCCCTGTTTCGCAGCTTAAAACGTCTGCGTTCTCAAAGCACACCTATGAGATGTTTGTGCAAAACAGCGTGGGTATGAAGGGTGAGAAGGGCAAGTTGTATGTTGTAAATGGCCGTTTAGCAGCTACGATGGATGACATCTTCACGTTGGCTGACCAGTTGCAATGCAAGGTGATTGTTATAGACGGCTGCTACCTGGTGAGGCATCACAACACCAAGCTGGACAGGTTCAACAGGGTGGCTGAGAACTGCGAGATCATGAAGACGTACACGGAAGATGAGGAGTGCTCGACATTCGCATCTTGGCAGTTCAATAGAGATGCCGTGAAGGATAAGAAGAACGGCAAGCAAGAGACAAAGCTGGAAGACATTGGATACTCTGACGCGATTGGCCAGATTAGTTCGATTGCCTGTGGCATGTGGCAAGAAGATGGCGTGGAGACAATGCTGAAGCGTAACATCAGGCTGATGAAGGGCAGAAATGGCGAGATTGGTGAGTTTAGTGTCGCCTGGGACTTTATGCAGATGAACTTCAAGCAGGTTGATCCTCCTTTGGTTGGCGTGAAGGAAGAAAAGCAGGATTTGCTGTATTTGTAACTATTTCCTTGACAAACCAAGACATTGTGCTATAGTAAATGTAGGTAACAAAAAGTTCAAAGCAAACTCAAAGGAGTGAGATATGGCTTTTGTGAAATACAAGATTCCGTTTGAGAGTGAGGCACTTGTGCCAGACAAGCCCGTTGCTGTTGGGCATAAACCTGACGCAAAGAATTACATGGTGCAGGGTGCCAACGCTCAAGATGTTGATATGGGCACTTTGGTTGCCCAGATGGAGCCTGTGCAGACCGTTACCGCTGCCGAGCCTGTGGCTATGACCGAGGATGAGGTACTGTCCACGGAGCTTATCGGTCTGTATGAGAAGATGGAAAAGGCTGACGTGAAGAACTCGCAAGCTCGTATGGAGGTGCTGAAGAAGAAATTGCAATTGATTGCAAATGACCAGACCGCCGACGATGTTGTTGCCGTGTTTAGCTGCGAGGCCGGTGAAGTAGAGTTCAGCAAGCGTTCTGTAACGAAGGTGTTCAAGAACCCTGAAACCCTCCTGTCCGACTTGGTTGATAAGTTCGGCATGGAAGCCGTGCAGAACGTAGTGAAGATTGGCGTTACGGAACTGTCGAAGCTGCTTTCGCAGAATGAGATGGCGAAGTATTACAGCGAGGAGAGGGGATCGCGCAGCCTGAAAGCTGTACGTCCCAAGAAACGGGTGGCCTAATGGACAAAACAGCTAAGATTCTCAAGCAGGTGCGGGATGCCATCAACCCGGAAGATGTAACTGTTGATGATGCCATAGCGTTTGTCAAAGATTTGATTGACGAGTTGCGTACCGTGATAGACGCTTTGGAACAGGATAAGAGTAACCATGTCTGACAAGAACACTTGCAACCCAACAGAGCATAACTTCACTCCTGGTGGTGAAGTAGACACCAGAAAGAACATGCCGAACGGAGACACTGAGATTCACCGCCCGTTTGTTTGCACGAAGTGTGGCGTAGTAGTCATTCGCCATGTAGCAACCTGGGAGAAGAGAGTTCGGCCTGAAAAGGCGTTTTAAGGAGATTTGATGTCAGTCAAAACCGTCTATGAGTGCGACTGCGGAAGAACGAACTGCAAGCAGCAGAAGAAGGACACGAACCACTGGGCCTTGTTCAAAGATGAAGGCGGCACCCTGATTCTGAAGGATTGGGATGCCTCTCTAGCTGATGCTCCTGGTTGGGGTCACCTGTATGGTGACGAGTGCATAAGTGCAGTAGTCGCCAAATGGCGGCATGAGGCTTTAGGTAGAGCAAAGAAAGACAAAGAGGAGAAAAGAAATGAGTCAGAATCCAGACCAGCCAACGACTGCTCAGTTGGAGACCCTGAGCCAATTGACAGAGCAGAAGCCCTTGGCTACACAGACGGACACCCCGGTGGAGGCTCAGACTTTTACTGAGCGGGTGGTCATCATCCACGAGGTCGTAGAGGGTAAGGACGACAAAGACCAGGCTGCTTACAGTACGTCAGGCAGGCAGTTGCATGTCACCCATGACTTCCCTATTTTCGCTTTGTTGCCAGAATCGACGCGCAGTGATGTGTTTGATGCAGGCAGTATGGCCATGCGCCATGACGAGTTCGACCCCATATTCAATGCTGTAAGGTTGAACAACCTGCTTGAAGAAGAAAAGGCAGCCGGGGTAGAGCCACCGAAGATCGTGAAGCCCTACAAGAAGCTGGCCTCGATTGACGAGGGCACCAAGCAGGGTATGCGCCTTATTAAAGGCAAGTCCGAGGGCCAGAAGGAAAAGAAGAAAGTTATTTGCCACGCTTGTGGGTGCCCTATTGATGAAGATGGTTGTGGCTGTGATCCCGTTGGAGCTTAAATGACCATAGAGCAAGCACAGGCATTTTTGATTGCCTTGAAAGCGCCGAACGTCCACATAAAGAACGATATTATAGTACAGTCGTCTTGTCCTCTGGCGGCGTGGACTCACCAGAGCCACAAGGATTTGAATCCTTCCTTTGCTCTGTTCTGCAAGCCTGGTGAGACCACCTATTACCATTGCTTCACATGTGGCGATGGGTCTGCCGAAGACCTGATTGGCGCGATTGGCATGTATGCCAAGGATGACCTGTCTAGCTATGACTTGAAGGCCGCAAGGCTAATCCTGGAAAACGAGCAGTTTGTAGTTCCCCTGCCTGAGTACAGTGAGGGAGTGCCCAAGCAACAGGTGTTTGAGGCATGGCCTGAGTGGTGGCTTGAGAGCTTTCAGACTGTGGCCTATAGTCAGCCGTCCCTTGATTACTTAGCAAGTCGCAAAGTTACGCCGGATGAGGCTCAAGAGTTTGAGCTTCACTACGACCATGTGCGGCAGATGATCGTCTTTCCCTACTGGAGTGTGTATGGCAAGTTTGCTGGTGCCAGGGGAAGGTCTATTTTGCCTGGGGTGGGTGGTGCTAAGAAGCACTATGACTACAAGTGGAACCAGAGGAACAACTCGAAGCTGACTTGGTACAACGAGCAGTGCCTGAATTTACCTGGGCCAGTGGTTGTAGTTGAAGGCCAGTATGATGTTTTGCGGGTTTGGAAGAGGTGGAAGAAGGTTGTCGGTAACCTGACGGGTTTGGTGGTAGAGGCCAAGATTCAGAAATTGTGTGAATCTGAGATGCTGATCCATATCCCTGATGCAGACCAAACAGGTGAGCGGAGTGTAGAAGGCTACATGGATGCTGCAAAAAGGTGTGGGTTGAAGTACAGAAAAATCGATGTAGGAGAAGGCGTGAAAGACCCCGGAGACTGCCATGAAGATTTCCTCTATGACAAGATTATGGAGGAATTATCTTGACAAACTACCGGAATTGTCGTATCGTTGGATTAGGTCACTTGGGTGACAACAGAAATTGGTTTCGACCAAAAGGAGAAACACTATGGCATTAACATGGTTAAAGAAAGGTGCTGAGTCTGCGTCAATTGCGAAGCAGGATCAGCTTGATTACGAGAGGCGGAAAGAAGAGTCCGGGAAGATGTTCCGCTTCTGGTTGAACAAGGGAGACAGTGCAAAGGTCACGTTCGTTGATGGCGATCTTGACCCAACCGCTGGTGTCCTTTTGCCACCGAGGTACTACGAGCACACCATCATGGTGAATGGCGACTGGGTGAACTTCGTTTGCCCGGAAAAGACCAACCCTGAATCGGGCGAGAAGTGCCCGTTCTGCGCTACCAATGACCGGCCTTCGCTGGTTGCTTTGTTCACGATCATTGACCATCGCACCAGTTACGGCAAGAACGACAAGACCAAGGTGTACCAGAACCAGCGGCGTCTCTATGTGGCGAAGTCTACCACGTTCGAGATTCTGAACAAGCTGGCCGCGAAGCGTGGTGGTTTGGCTGGTCTTCGCATCGAGATTTCCAGGGTGGGTGACAAGTCACCTGGTGTTGGAGACACGTTCGATTGTGAAGAGAAGCTGCCCATTGACCAATTGCAGGCATCCTACCAGATGGAAAGAACCGACCCGAAGACTAACGCGAAGGTCAAGACAACGGCCTTCCTGCCAGCCGACTACGAGAAGGAAATCGTATATCGGACTGGCGAAGAGTTGGTCAAGATGGGCTTCGGCGGTCCGCAGGTTCCCGGTGCTGTGGCAAGCCCAGCAGGGCAAGCTGCTCCTACCGTGGACTACAGTAACCAGCTTTAACTGCAACACTTGGTGGTGGGTTGCCGGGGGTGGCTCACCACTTTTCAAGAGGTATAGCCATGACAAAAGATGAGCGCACAGTAAACCAGAAGGCGTCTGAAATTTTCAAGATAGCCTCGCAACCAAAACTTGCCGAGAACCCTGAGCTTACAGAAGAGGTTAGGCAGGTTATGAACCTTAGTTCCGACATCATGAAAGTAGTAAACCCCTAGGCCATGCTGCAATACAAGCACATAACGGAGCAGGTTCCACTGTTTACCGGAGCTATGTCGGTTCTGCCTTACAACTCTTCGTTGGAGGCGAACTACAGTTTCAAGTCCAAGTTTGAAGACGAAGATGTGCAGATGTCGTTTCGCAAAGGCAACATGCTGTATGTGCCAAGGGAGACATGTCCAGAAGCACCGAAAGATTACGATTACCGGGTGTCATACCCGCCCATTGCAATTGATTGCAATTTTGTACCTCGTAATGAAGAGCAAGAGGTGTTGATCGCTAAGTCCTTGGCTTTGTTGCAGCAAGGCAGGAATCACATCTTCAATGCGCCGACAGGCTGGGGTAAGACCATTGCTGGTACCGTGATTGCCTGTCGTCTAGGTCAGCCAACGCTTGTGATTGTGACCAAGCAGGATTTGATGGATCAGTGGTACAAGTCCGCCAAGATTCTAGGCGTAGACATGAGTTTGGTTGGTAAGATTCAGCAAGACACCTGCGATTGGATGGGCAGGCGCATCGTGATAGGTATGGTCCACAGTTTGGTGATACCAGAGCGTTATGCAGAAGAGATGTACAAGTATTTTGGGTTGGTGATTCTTGATGAAGTCCATCAAATGGCGGCTGAAACTTTCAGTAGGGCTTGCTATCTGTTCCCTGCTCGGTACAGGCTTGGTTTCTCGGCTACACCGACTAGGACGGATGGCAAGACAAAGATACTTCATGCTCACATTGGGCAGGTATTGGTAGAAGGCACAACGGTGCCGATGAAGGCCAAGGTTCTTACAGTCAAGACAGGCTGGAAGATTCCGATTCGGAAGAACTACAAGACGGGTGAGCTTGAGGAATTGAAATACGCACCGGGTAGGATGATGCCGATCTACAAGGAGATGGGCAAGAGTATCCAGAGAAACCAGGTGATTACGAATTTTGTAGTACAGTCGTACAAGGCTGGTAGAAAGACGCTGGTTTTGTCCGACATGATTGATGGCCATCTGCACCCCTTGTTTAAGTGCTTCTGCGCTGCTGGTGTTGCAGGTGATGACATAGCCTATTACATAGGGGGTTTGAAGGAACACGAGTACCAGTATGCACACAAGAGGCCGATAATTTTAGGGACGTATGCCATGTGTTCGACAGGTACGGATGTTCCAGTGTGGGACACGGTGGTATTTGCGACACCGAGGGCAAGGATCAAGCAGCCGTTTGGTCGTATTTTGCGCGTACTTGACGGAAAGCGACAGCCGGTTGCGCTAGATTTGATAGATTACAATTCGATTTTCAACAGTTTCCATCTGAGCCGACTCAAAGAATACTATGAGTTAGGTGCTGAAGTTGTTCAGATGGGTTAGGAGTACGTGATGGCTTATGATTCGGTGTATCAAGCAAAGTGGTATGAAGACCACAAGGACGATTTAAGAAAGACGAGGAAGGCGAAGTACGACACGGACGCCGAGTACAAGAAGGCCGCCAAGAAGAGGGCTGCGGATCGTCGTGCCTTACTGCGCCTGCCCAAACCAGAAGGGTTGGACTTTACGTTTGACTCTGTTGCTGCTGAACTAGGCATCACGGTATGGAGTTTGAGAGGTTGGAGGAAGAACGAATACTACCCAGAGCCACAGAAGTTTGGCGGAAGGATGTGGTTCTCATCCAACCAGGTTGGCCTGCTGAAGGAGTTGAAAGACCTGATAGCCAAGCTGGGTGTTCGGGTTGGCCAGTCTAAGCGCGGCCTGTTGGAAGATATGTGTAACTACGTTTCGGCCAACTGGTAAGGTGCAATTGATTGCAACGTAGCTCAAGGAGGAGCAAATGGCGCTGATTATGAATTTGTGTCCGGTGATTCCGGCAAAGCCTGAGAAGCCTTTGGCTGGGCCTGACTACTCGGAGCATTTGGGCAAGCCCAAGACTGTCATGGCGAAACCTGTGGTTGGCTTGGTTACTGTCGAGAAGAAAAAGAAGGGTGAGGTTACTGACCAAGTGCCCACCGAAACCGTTGTTGAGCATCCTGGCTTGATGTTTGGGAATAACCCTCTTATGGAGATAGTTGTTGAGGGTGGCCGCACCATGAACCTTGGAAACTACGAGAGTGCCAAGGTTGGCATAACGATCAAGGTGCCTTGTGACCCAGACCAGCTTCAGCAGGCATACGAATTTGCTACAGACTGGATTTCTAAGAAGCTGGAAGAAGCCCTGAAAGATGCCAAAGGAGAATGAAGTGGCTCTGACGTTAAGTAAGACTGAAGCTACGCCTGTTGTGCAGACGTACATTGAGGCGAGTGCCCCAGCTACTAAGAAACCTGTTACTAAGAAGGTGCAGGCTGGCTCCAAGCAGGAGTCGAAGGTTAAGTTGAATGGTACTGCCGCCGACATTCTTACAGCTATCCGTAAGACCAAAGGCGACAAGGTTGTTGTTATGGGGAATGAGGCAGTTGCTGTTGCCAGAATTCCCACAGGTATCTTTGAGCTTGATTTCTACCTTGGTGGCGGCTTTCCTTGCGGAAGGTACACGATAATCTATGGACCGGAGTCAAGCAACAAGACGAATATCGCTCTGTTGGCTGTAGCAGAAGCCCAGAGACGGCCAGCGCCGAACAACCTGGGCGTGTGGGTGGATGTCGAGCAGGTGTGGGACAAGGATATGGCTGCCTGGGCTGAAAAGCTGGGAGTTAACACCGCCAACCTGATGGTTGTAAAGCCAGCCTATGGCGAGGAAGCCGTAGACATGGTGGATGCCCTGATGCGTGCCGAAGATGTGGCGATCCTGGTGGTTGATTCACTAGCCCCAATGATTGCCGTGAAAGAGATCGAGCAATCTGCCGAGAACTTTGATGTGGGCACAAGTGCTCTGATGATTAAGCGCATGGCGAACAAAGTTGCCTGTGCTTTTGGTGAAGAACGGCGCAGAGACCACTACCCGTGCGTGATCTTCATCAACCAGATAAGGTTCAAGATTGGTGTTCTGTTTGGGAACCCTGAAACGATGCCTGGTGGCGAGGCCGTGAAGTTTCTGGCTAGTATGCGGCTACGGACATCTGCAAGCAACAAGGTGGTGACAGCAATCAATCCTGACGTGCATTCGTTCAAGGAAACGCACATCATCTTGAAGAAGGCCAAAGTGCCGGTACTCTCAAATGACTTCAAGTTTGATCTATGCGTGTATGACCATGACAAACTGAAGTGTGGCGAGTCTGCAAGTTGGAACATGGTGATGGGTTACCTGCAACAGCTTGGCAGTATGGTGAAAGTTCCGAAAGGCTATCAGATAGCTGGCGAGATGGTGCAACCAATTGCAGTCAAGGGTCAGCCACAAGAAAAGCCCTACCCCCAGACTTGGAAGACCCAGGCTGATATTGCTGACCAGTATTACAGTGACAGGCCGTTTCGTATGAGGATGCAGAAGCTGGTTATTGATGCCTTCTCAGACAAGACGTTCTATGTTGATGAGCCCACTGTTGGCCCGCAAGACATAGTGCCTGGTATCAAGGTTGACATGGAGACTGGCGAGATACTTGAGGAGAATGAAGATGGCGGAAGTACAGGGACAGCGTAACCCGTTTCTCAAGCGTGCATCACAGGCACCCGCCAACGGCCACGGTAGGCTCTCAGAGCGACGAGTGGCTACCAAGGTAGGTGCTAGGCTCACCCCGAACAGTGGGGCGCTTGTAGGGGCAAAGAGTGACGCTGTATGCGGCTCCTACAGGATGGAGATGAAGTCCACGAACAAGACTACACTGGCTATTGAACTTGCTTGGCTGGCCAAGATCACTAGAGAGGCAAGGCAACAAGGACAGACGCCAGCCTTGTTGTTCTCTTTCGTGAATGCAGAAGGCAAACCAGCCATGGACATGAATGCTGACTGGGTGGCAATTCCACTTTGGAAGTTCAACGAATTGAAGGGGTTGGAAAATGACTGAGGTTAAGCTGTACGGGCAACAGAACAGCAAAGAAATAGGCGAAATAACCGACTACTTATGCTAAACGGTGTTATTAAGAGTTTGGCAGAGTGGTCCGAGTTTACTGGCTTGAAAAGAACCACCATTAGCCAAAGAATTGATGCTTATGGTTGGTCCGTGGAAAAAGCACTTAGCACACAGTGCGGAGGGTAGATTTTTGGCAGAGGGTTGGCTAAAAGCAGCAGTAAAGCACTTGAACAAGCCGAACGAATCGATCATCACGGTTCTGAAGAAGAACCTGGAAGGTTACAAGGTTGGTCGGCCCAGAACAGTGCTACATGCATCTGATGTGACGAAAGACGGCTTCTGCCCCAGGCTAGAAGCCTTTCTTGATTTAGAGGAGAAGCCCTTAAGTCCCGGCATGTACACTCCAGCAGCTTTACAGGCCACCTTTGATGTTGGAAGTGCCCTAGAAAGGCTTATAGTAGAGGAGTGGGGTGGCGAGTCCATCATTGGTAACTGGAGATGTCGCATTTGTGGCAAGTCAGCTACCATGTGCTCCAAGCCCGGTTTGCAGAACGGCACCCATCTTCATGACTGGGAGTACATGCAGTGGCCAGCGGTGTCCAATGAGTACGGAATCTCAGGTAGCGTAGACAGTTTGTGGGCTTTAGGTACGCCATTGTGGATGATGGCCGAACTGAAGATCATGGCTCCTGATGAGTTTGCCAGCATTGTAGCCCCGCTATCAGAGCACAGGATAAGAACGAACCTGTACATGAAGATCATTGGTGACTCTGACTCGCCCTATAAGGACAGGGTGAACCTGCATGAAGCCAGGGTGATGTATACCAGTCGAGCCTATGGCAAGAAAAATGATGTACACGGTGGCGAGATACTGCCTTGGAAAGAATTTGTAGTAGAAAGAAATGACAAGGATTTGGTGCAGATTCTTGATAGGGCGAAGCAGTTGAAAGTGTTTCGACAAGAACAGAAGATGCCTGCGGGCATTTGTGCAACTGCTCTCGATAAGAGAGCTAAGAAATGTGACCAATGCCAGCTTTGTTTTAGTGGCAAGCACCCTGCACAGCAACCGGATTTGTTAAGTTTTTGAAGTCTAAAACTTGACAACAAGTTTATACAGGGAGCATAGTATACATACGGTTACACCTGGTAAGGGTTTGGTGCAATCAATTGCAAGGGAGTGCAGTGAAAGTTCTCGGTTTAGACATCTCGACCTACGTTGGAATGGCCCTGGTTGGTGAAGGCGAAGACCGTGGGAAGTGCATTCACTTTGCAGGCTTGAAAGGGTTCAAGAGGCTGGCTGCTATTAAGAGCCAGCTAGAAATGGTCCTTGATGTTTGGGCACCTGATTATGCCGTAATTGAAGGGTTTGGCTTCAAGAACAAGTTCACTCTGGTAACCCTGGTAGAAGTAGGGACGATTGTAAGAGATGTACTGCATCGGCGTGGAATCCCATGGTATGAAGTCCCTCCCACGACGTTGAAGATGTGGACGACAGGCAAAGGCAATGCCAAGAAACCTGACATGGCTGCTGCCGCAAAGAAACGGTGGGGCTATGAAAGTCCTTCGGATGACATTGTAGACGCCTTCAGCTTGGGAAAGATGGGTGAAGGTGGTTTGCAGAGTCTCTTGGCTGTCAAAGGGGTTTTGTTAGGTATTTGAATAAAGTGCCAAAGGAGTAGCACAATGAAATTTGGAACGTACCGCAACGTCGCAATGAAGTCGGTCAATGTTCGCGCTGCCAAAAACGGGCTGCGTCTCTTGGCCAAGAGCACGCCATCTACTGTTGAGTGCAAGGCCATTGTTGGCCTGAATCTCGGCCTGGGTCTACTTGTGCGTGTGACTACTCCCTACCTGTTGGGAGACCAACTCAGCAATGATGTTCGGGCGCAGTCCTTGGATGCCCTAGCTGACGTAGGCTACAATCTTGTGCTGTTGGCCCGCACCCTGAAAGTGAAGCTGCCAACCTCCACGAAGAAGGTCAAGTTGGTGGGTACTGTGTCCCTCGGTATCCTCACTTTGGCAGGCATGGCCTACAGGCTGCTGGACTATGTGGACGGGGTGTTTATTGGACCGGCCATGAAATCCGTGGAGAAGGAAATCGTCCTGCCAAACGAGGGCGGCAAGAAAGAACTGCGCGTGGTGTCTGTTGTTGACCGCGAGCAGGAGAATGCCGATGAAAAGGAGCGCCAGGAGCAGGTCAAGGCCATGTTCACTCCGATCATCGACCAGTATTGGAAGCTGGTCTACAGTCTGACTGGCCAGACCCCAGAGGCTGCTTTCACCATCAGCGAGACAGCTCTTCGCATGAAGTCCCCTGAACTCTTCGAGCACATCGACGAGGGCGAGGCTGACACCGAAGATGCGGGCGAGGAAGAGGCAGAAGTGAAGCCGCAAGGAGAGCACGAGCAGTTGGCTGCCGAATAAAAAACGTGCAACTGATTGCAAAACCATTGACAAACCGCGTTCTTGTGCTACACTATAAAAGTAATCACTAGAACAGGTTTCAAACTCAATTGGAGTGAGCTATGGAAGATACACAAGTAGTAACGGCTACCGACCAAGCCAATGAAGCAGGCGGTACGGTAGTTGAGGCGGTTGCGCAGACGCAGCAGACGGTTGCCGTCGGCAAGACCAAGAACGCGAAGACGGGAAACCTGATTCTCGACATTGCGCACGAGGTCGAAGGACTCTCCAAGACCAAGGCGCTCAACAAGGCATCAGAATTGGCCGAAGACATTGAAGTGAACTACTTCATGCTCGGCGGCGTCCTGCAACTCATCAATGACAACTCGTGGTTCGAGGGCTTCCCCGACTTCGACAGCTTCGTGTTCGAGAAGTATGGCTTCCAAGGCCGCAAGGCGCGGTATCTGATTGCCATCTACGACTCGCTTGTGAAGAAGCAGATTCCGTGGGAAAAGGTCAGTCATCTGGGCTGGACGAAGCTCAAGGACTTGGCCCCGGTTCTTACCCTGGAGAACGTGGACGAGTGGGTTGCCAAGGCCACGCCTGTTACAGTGGCTGAACTGCAAGCAATGCTCAAGGCGAGCGCAACGGGCACCGAGACACCGGCCAAAACCAAGGCTGATCTGGTGACCATCAAGTTCCCCCTGAAAACCGATCAGGCCGAGATCGTTCAGCAAGCTCTGGCGAAAGCCAAGGGTGAACTGAAAACGGAATTCGATACTGTTGCATTGGAGAACATCTGCGCAGGATACCTGGGCGGCACCACAACGGCGAAGGTGTATGACGTGGACACGATTATCCAGAACACCGGATTTGACACGATCATGACGCGCATCTCGGAACTCTACCCGGAGTACGACATCGCGGTTGCACCGGCCAAGGCACCAACAGTCCAGTAAAGCGATTTACCGGATGGCGGTAGGTGACTGGGGCAGGTAACTCCTGCCCCTACACTTTAGGCTTGACAAACGGTTACTTTGCGGTGTATGTTTTATACATACCCCCAGCACGTAGATGTGTTCCAGTCTGCAATTTTTGTACTACGCAAAGAGGTTGTTTACCAGACAGCAAAGGTAGGCTGCTGATCGGATGTAAAGGCAAAGATAAGTGACTAGCCCTCCCCTAAAAAGCCCTTATGTTTGCTCCAGTTGTACAAGTAACCCAACCTGGAGAAACAGGTAATGATTGCAACAAACTCCCTCGCTCGTAAGGAGAGGCTGGCATCGATCCTAGATGCCGTAGCGTTAGTAGCTAAGTCTGGTAAGTACACAGAAGGTGCAGCTACTTTCAAACTCGAATCTGGCATGTCACACCTGATGCATGGCCAGCCAGCAATAAGCGTCAACAGTCGGGGATCAGCTTTATTCGCTACTTATGATTTCTACTTCAGACGTGGTATCAGAAAAGTTGCCATCCAGAACAACAGCTTCGTAGCTGTTGGTGCAATGGCAGTACAAGCAGAGATGGAAGTCTATCTGGTAGACTCATCAGAAAAATGCCCAGCCATGGGCGTTGACGCATTACGCAAAGTCCTCAGTGACCATCCCGACATACAGCTAGTGGTAATCCAGCACGTAGGCGGCTGGCTTGCCAAAGACTATTACAAGATTCTCGATCTCTGCTCAGAGAAGGGTGTCTTAGTGATAGAGGACTGCGCCACAATGTTGGGTCACCCTGCCATAGGTAAAGACTACCTGCCCAGCGTAGGTACAGACGCAGCCATCTGGAGCTTTCAGCAAACCTCTTCACTCCCTGTAGGAGGCGGCGCGGTAATAACCACTATGAATCTGGAGTTGAGGAATCACCTGCGCTTGTTCCGTTCCTTTGGCAAACACTGTACAGCAGTACAAGTAATGTATGGTGAGGGCCTAGACTTAAGGATGTCAGAATGGGAAGCAGCCATAGCCTGTGTACAGTTGGATAGTATTCAAAACATCATAGAGGCTCGCAAGCGAGATTTCGCAATGCTTGAGTCCATAGCGCCATGTCTCCTAGAGGGTGAAACATCCTACCAATGCTACCCTGTACACCAAGAAGACACGGCCTCCAGAAAAACTGCTCCCTCCTGCTACAGTCTACAAGAACAGTTGATTTCGACATTGTTAGCTAGTCGCTTTGTGGCTGGCAATTTGGAACACAGCTATGCTTGGAGTCAGGCCCATAAGTGCCTTCCAATTGGCGAGGGCTTGTATGACGACACACCGAGAGAGGAAGTCTTCAAGGTGTTACATAGAGCGTCAAGTTAGATATAAAAGCAGCCAAAAATGCATATTCGACAGAAACCTGGGTCTTGAAAAGTAGACAATTTGAGTAGTTTGTAAAGACCAAGACCCAGGCGTTGTTTTAGTGTATTCTGTCGCACTCTGGCAAAACACCACACAAGTAGAAGGAGTCATTATGGGTACTAAGCCAAGAATACTGCAATCCCTAGAGGAGCAACGGCGCGACTGGCAAGATAGGAATAGCCTAGCCTGTGAACAGCAACAGCAACCACGCCCGATATTGCAACCCCTGGAGGAGCTAAGTCGTCACGATTGGGAGAATGAAAGGCAAGGCCATGAAGGTGATCGTGATGAACATGAAGGTGCTGGTGCTGCCTTTGGTGAAGCAAGAGAACGCATGGCTGCTACGGCTAGGGAGGCTGCACGGGTCAGTAAGAGTCAAGTAGCTGATTCGCTCGGTCTTGCTCAGAGGGGCCATGACTTAGGACTTCTGTTGCAGAAGAAGAATGCTGCCTATGGCGACAGCTTCAGTAAGTCTGGTGAATTCTTGAAGCTGCTGTATCCTGAAGGTGTAAAGCCCGAACAGTATGCCGAGATGCTGGTGCTTGTCAGGATATTCGACAAGCAGATGAGGATCGCCACAGACAGGGATGCATTAGGAGAGAATCCGTTCCAAGACATCGCAGGTTATGGAATTTTAGGCTCCACGTTGTGACATCAGAAAGGGAGTCATGAGACAACGAACCCGTAAGCAAACCAAGAGGCAGATCGAAGTGTACTTTGCTACAGGCAACGATAACGCTTTTGCTGCGAAAGTACCTCGCTCTCTTAGAAGAACGAAACCCAATCCTAAGACTGGAAGTGCCAAGCAGCACCCTGTAAAGCCCTGAAAAATATAGATGAAAAGTGTTAAATAATCCTTGACAAACTCGCGCAAGGTGCTACGCTTAAATTATGGAAAACATTGGCAACAATCCTGACAAGCTCTCAGTAGGTTGCCAATGTATAGCAACTCAAGTCACCGCAAGGTGAACGCAGTACCAGAAGTTTTTGCAATCAATTGCACCAAAGGAGTGGTGGTGGCAAGAATAGGGTGTGTCCCTTTAAGCTGGGCTAAGGTGTCTGGCCTTTCCGCCGCTCCAAGCAGGTTTCGTGGAAGGGCGATGCGTCACCCCTATGAACCTGGACTTAGATACCGCTGCCTAAGAGGTGAATGCTCGTCCTGTACAAGTGAGACTTGTACTTGTGAGTGCCACAAAGTGGGTGGTGTGATGAGACCCGCAATAGTCTCAAACGTAACAGGTAGTGCAATGGAGTGCGAAATGTCTGACGACCTGAAAGAAATTGCCAAGTTCGATGAGATGGACTACGTTGAAGACCATGGCTGGTGCGTGATCTGCGACAAGCCTTTGAAGGGCACCAGTTGGCTGGAAGTATCGCCTGGTAGATTTGCACATGCTGCTTGCCACGCCAAGGAGAAGTTGAATGTTAATTAAGACCTACTGGCGCATGTGGCCTGCAACACCGTGGCACGACATTCCCACTAAGGAAGAATGTCCGTTCACTTTGGAACAGGCGCGTGAGATAGGTTGCTTGTCTACAATGTTTGATTTTGAGAAAGGTTTGCCTATTTTGGAAGCCCTTAGACTGGTAAATAAGTGGAACCGTCAAGCTCAGGGTAGGCAGGTTTACTGGTTGGAGGTCTGAATGTTTGACCAAGTGAGAATGTGCTGGAATGCGTGGCTCGATGAAACAGTGTTTGCTCCTCGTTACATGTCGGAGCAACATGCCACAGCTAATGACTATCCGAGGAATCACCCGATGTACCTGTCAAAAGAACAGGCATTGCGGCCTTGGACAGCAATTGAAAGTCACCCGCTGCATCGGCATTGGTTTATGGCTTTTGAGTCTTGGGTTATATCTGACAAGCCAGGGTGGTTTGTTCGCTGGCTGTTTAATAGGCCAATGAAGAAGGTGTTGGCCCAGCCCAAGATTGACCTGTGGAGTTGCCAGTTGGTGTACTACTGGCAGGACGAAACAGGTATCGTCTGGTTGTGTACGAACCGTTTGGGTTACATGAAAGAACTAGCCGCAAGGGAAATACAGGAAGCAGCCTAGAAAGGGCAGAGATGACAGCCTTTGGAGAGTTTATGAGTGTGAATGTGAACATCGTCAAGCTGATGATCGGGGTGTTTATCCTAGTGTATTTCGGCTTCGAGTTCATGGCCTGGTGCTTCGGCGTGAAGCAGAACCGCAACCGGAGTTTGACGATGGCGGCATTGACTGGTGTTGCGCTGGCCTTGATGTTGACCTTCGTTCGCTAGAATTTGCAATTGATTGCAGGCAAGCATGAAATATGTCGCACAAAACGGGAGCGTGTTTATGGTGCCTGACCCAGGCTCGCATCTATATGCCAAGCCTGATCCGAACCATCCGATCTTGTCGTCTGACATGTTCACTAAGGTGCAGCACAACACCGTGAAGAGTGCCAGTTTCAACCTAACAGGTGCTATCATGACGGCTGCCGGTGAAGAATTGAACAAGTTCATTGATCTTGGCCTTATCAAAGATTTCACGGTGGTTACTACGAAAGATGCCAATGGTAAGTTGCACTATTCGCCTCTTGGAGTAAAGCCGCCTTTGTTCACAGTGGGGCCTGAACCTGATGAATTTTGTTGGTGTGGCAGCATGAATCACTACTCGCCCTACCATGATGAACTGGTGCCAGTAGAAGAAACGCTGCTGAAGCTAGAAATGAATATGACCATGCCTTGGATCGAAAAGGCCAAGAGATTGTGGATGGCTGTACCGAGAGGCAGAAGGCTTGCCGTTTGTGCCCTGCTGGATGAGTACCTTAAGTCAGAGGTAAAGTTCGATATACAGTTTGCCCAGTACGAGAATCCGGATAGCTGGATGACTGCCGAGAGTTACTATGAAGGCTTGATTTGGGACTACTTGACCAAGCAGGGTATAACGCACCAGTTCTTTGGTGTACCTTCTGTTGGCATGTTGACGTACCCCATGCTTGAAGATGTAGCTTGGGGAGTGCGGTAAAGAGAGGTAGTTATGCATGTAATAAGTAAGTTGTTGATTTGCGTGGCGGTGTTCATCTTTTCGCTGGTTGCGTTCTTCACCGTTGCTGCCTTACTGGACAGTAAAGGGCAGCATGGCCAAGACGCTGCTTGTGCCTCTGCTGTGTTGGCCTTTATGTTGAGTGTGGTGGTAACCCTGGCTACAGGTGCAGTTTTGTTCTGGTAAGGAGAAGTATGCTGATCTTTGTCTTGGTTTTGGCCTGCTGTTTTGAACTGATAGACAAGGGCCATCCTGTCGCTGGAGTTGTAATCGCTGTGGTTTTTGTGTATTGCTGGCTTACGCCAGTAGGCCGAATTGGGAGGCACAAGTGAGCAAGATAGGCCATCCGAACATCAACGCTGCTGGCTTTGCATCTGATATAGTAACCAGTTTGACCAGACGGCTAAGAGGCCAAGCAGACGCAGAAGGCAACAGTAGGCACGCTTACACAGTTTTGCGTGACCGAATCACCGAGTTCGTTACTGATGTCTCCGATATTTTAGACAGGGAGTTCCCAGTCGATGATCCTCTCACCAGCACTGATAGCTTATTTCCGCCAGAATTATCCGATGATGTGCTTCTACTGCGGCCAGGAGTTATTGCCATCAAAATACGTGAAGAAGACTGCCCATCAGAAGACTCTGGACCATGTGGTAGCGCGGTCCAAGGGCGGCAGCAACAGCAAGAAGAACAAGGTGCCTTGCTGCTTCCCGTGCAATCAGTTGAAGGCTGACATGCCTGCTGATAGGTTTCGCCTGGTGTTCAAGGAAGTACATGGCAAGGCTCAGTTCTTTGCAGAAATTGTGTACAGGAGACTAAAGAGTGTCAGTAGGCTTCCAGTATCGGTGCAAGGCGTGCGACAAGTTTCTGATGGGCAACGAAAAGGGTGGTCTGGTGATTCGTGCCAATATGTGCAAGCCCTGCGAGGACAAGATGGCACCCAGTCAGGATGTAGCGGTTGTAATGCCTAAGTCAGATATGCAGCGCAAGATGAACTACCCGCAAGCTCTGACGCTGCTGAAGATGGGTTGCTGTGTGGCTAGGTTGATATGGCCTGGTGGCTATGTTCAGCATGATGTTGTGGCCTGCCAGTTGATGACAGTTGGTTGTATTGCTGTATATGGTGGCAAGCCGACACCCTGGAACCCCACGTATGAAGACCAGTTTGCAGATGACTGGGTGATTGTGAAAGGACTGTAATGGAGCTGATCTCTCTAAATTTGTCTAAGCCGTGCAAAGTCTGTAAAGGTTTGAGATGGGTTCTTAAATGTTTTACAGACGTGACAGGCTGGGAGCTTGTAAAATGTTCTGCTTGTCAGTTGGACTGAAAGATTTGAATAGGAGAATTATGAACAAGCCAAGATACCAGTCTAAGAAGATTGTCGAAGCCCTGAAGATCAATGGCGTGTTTCGTGAGGTTAACCTGGCTGATACACGCGAGTACACTTCTAAAGTGTCGATAATGTTTGAGGGCACTTGGCCATCGCTACAGGGTGTCGAGACCGCTAACAGACCCATGCCGCAACCTGGCATGTATATGGTGTGGTACAGCGATGGCTATTACAGCTTCTGCCCTGGTGATGTATTCGAGAAAGAGCACACGCTCTTAGCCTTTTGAAGGAGCAAGCATGATTCACGCAAGAAAAGATTACGAATGCATCCAAGAGTCTACAGGTGGAAATACGCTGAAGATTCCGTACCAAGAGCCTGTGTTTCTGATTCGCGGCCAAGACAAGGTTGGTGCATTGACGGTCAAGATTTGGTGCATCCTGGCTTGGCTGGTTGGAGCCAAGTGGAATATAGTCAGTATGGCGTGGCGTCATGCAAACGCAATGGCCAAGTGGCCTAAAAAGAAATTACCCGACCTAAAGGAGTACAAGATGAAAATTGTTCTGCTTGTAGTGTCTGTGTTGATTGCTAGTGCTGCTTCTGCCCAGTCCGGCAGACTGAAACCCAGTAATAATCAGTGTGCTGATGCCTTTGCCAACGGGGAGCGTGCATCATTTCAGTTAAAAGACCAGGTGCCACGCAACTCACGGAAGTACAAGTACCTGCTCAACCAGGGTTTTGCCTTTGGAGCTACGGCAGAAACCATGTACCTTGGTGACAAGTCACAGGACAGTCTCTGCACCCTAGAGAACCTGCAAAAGCTCGAAACCCTGAACAAGGTGCTCGATACGCCTGTTTTACAGACGCAAAGTAATGAAAACCCTGACCTTGACTTGGCTGGTAAGGCCCTAAAAGCTGGCTCCAAAAAGTATTTAGACAGCTTAAAATAGATTAGAAAGTGCAATCAATTGCAACGTCTGCCTGTGTTCAGAGACAAGCAAGGTAAGTTCAAGCGTGGGTGGTGCCTAAATAAGAAAGGCTACCCACGCTACTGCTGTGGCGTCTTCCGAAATAAGTATGTGCATAGGGTGCAAATGGAGTTAGCATTAGGTAGGCGCTTGAAAAAGAACGAAGATGTGCATCACAAGAACTGTTGTCGCCAAGACTTCAGACGTAAGAATCTGCTGCTGATAGACCATAGTTTGCATGGTTTTGTGTCCTCGAAGCAAGCATTCTGGGTGCTAGTGGTAATTGAAGCTAGGGAACGTGAGCAGTGGGAGGCTTATCGTGCAGGGACCGTACAAGCAAGTTACGATGCAGGAACTGATCGAGATTGCCAAGATTGTTCGTTCGAGTCACCCAGCTTTGGAGTTGCAGAAGCAGCATGTACAGAAGCAGTATTTGCTTAAGCAGCATTTGCAGAAACAGCATTTGCAGGAGCAGCATGTGCAGTGGCAGCCTAGGACAGGACCCCAGAAAGATGACCTTTGAGTTGTTCATTCGTATCGGCATTGTACTGTGCTCTCTGCACCTCCTGGTTCGGATTGTGAAGGGATTGTATGACTGAGCAAGAGGAAGACTTTAGTGGCGGTCTTGCATTCGCTTTGGTGATGATGATTGCCATGCTATGCATACTGATTGGTGGGAGATGATGGAAAAGCCGCCTAGATTAGTGCTCATGGAACGCTTCCATGACGTGATTGTTTGTGAAGGGTACAGTGAGCAGGCTGCCAGGAAGATTCTGGCTGACTACTTTGATCGCTACATGCTTGATGTGCCCAAGTTCAATGCCATGCTTGTAAGATATGAGTTGCGCCAGCTTCAGGCTCGCCAGCTAAAAGAGGATTAGATGAACGCCGCGATTGAAAAGACGAAGAAGCTGAAGCGTATCGACCTGCCCTTGGAAATGTTGGTGCCCCAAGAGGTGAACCCCAATGAAATGTCAGATGCCGAGTTCAACATGTTGGCCGACAACTTTGAGCAAGTTGGCTTCGTTGATCCGATCTTCGTGCGTGGCCCTTTGCCAGACCTTGGGGGCAAGTATCGCATCATCGGTGGCAAGCATAGGTGGGATGTCGCCAAGCTGTATGATTTTGACACGGTTCCTTGCACCGTAATTGATGACCCTGATTTCGATGGTGATGCCGAGAAGTTTCAGATCGTCAGAATGAACGTAATCAAGGGCAAGATGTCCCCTAAGAAGTTTCTGGAGTTGTACCAGTCCTTATCTGACAAGTACGCCTCTGAGATAGCTGCTGAAGCCTTCGGTTTCGTCCACCAGGAGGAGTTCGACAAGCTGGTGAACCAGATGTCGAAGTCGCTGCCTAATGAGATGCAAACCCAGTTCAAAGAGGCTGCCAAAGAGATCAAAACGATAGATGGCCTGAGCACACTGTTGAATAGCATGTTTAGCAAGTATGGCTCAACGTTGCCCTATGGCTACATGCTGTTGGACTTCGGTGGCAAAGATAGTGTTTGGATCAGGATGAAGGGTAGTGACAAGAAGAATCTACTTGGTCTGGCAAAAAGTTGTATGCTAGAAGGAGTAACGCTAGACAGCGTGCTCGCCGGTGTTCTCGAACTGTTGAACGCCCCCTCAGACATGGCCGCTACGAAAATGAAGAAGGAGCTTCTGGAAAAGGGTACGAAAGCTGTATTTCCTGAAGGCACAGAACTTCCAACAGAAGAATTGCAATCAATTGCAGGTGAATCATGACAGTTGGATGGGTCATTGAAAGAGAAATCGGTGGTAGACCTTGCTGGTGGTTTGCAGATGGTGTAAACCGCGTGGGTGGTTGGACTACTGATTCCTCGCTGGCCACACGTTTTGGCCGCAAAGAAGATGGCGAAAAGGTAGGCAACATGCTCTGCCTGGAGTTCGCTGCTGTAACTGCACATTCCTGGAGTTCGTAATGAAAGGGTGGCTTATGTTCGCTTGTCTTGTTCTTTGCCTAGCCATTGGTTGGCCGCATCATAAGCCTAAACCTGAAGTACCTGTTGTGCCTGACACGTCTGTGCTTATTGAGCAAGACAAAGCTATGGAGCGGCGCAATGCTGCTATTGAGTTTGGTGCTAGTCTGTTGTTCCAAGTTTACGAAGATGAACTGGCCAAGGATGCCACAGAGGCTCCCTGGCTGAAGACACCGTTTCTTGATGAAGCCCATGACGCGATTGGTGAATTGCTTGGGATGCCTGTTGATAGCCCAGAGTACAAGGAGAAGTTCAACGGTTTGCATCTGTTGATGGACAAGATTGCCTGGTTGAAGCAGTGCGACACGATTTGAGGGTGTTTATGGGTTGCTTTAAGAAACAAGAATGTACCCATGACAGCCTGGAGAATGAAAGACTCGCAAAAGCAAAACGCGCTTTTGAGGGTGAACCCCAAGGGCTGTTCATGGATGAAGTGTTTCCTCTAGTAGATGCTGTAATGGCAAAGTACGACCTGGTTACGGAGGCAGCATGATTAGGGTAACGATTGAGCTTGATTCGTTCATAACCGGCAAGACAACGGTGCTAGGGGTGATGTGTATCGCCAACAAGGGCGATGCTCCTTCGCCAGACCGAGGCAACTACAAGGTTGCCGTGCTAAAGAAGAACATGACGCACCTAGTGAAAAGGCATGTTATGCCGAGTGGCGACAAGGTGCTTAGAACTGGTGAAGTGTTGGACTATCCGAGGCTTGCCTATAATGTTTGGCGGCTAGTAATCAGAAGTTTGAAATCATGTTTCCCTGAAGAAAAGTAGGAGTTGAAATGCTCACGCTGCACCCGAATTTGACGCATAAAGCGCAACAGTGGTCTGAAGACAAGACGTTACACCTTGCTGTTGCTTACTCGAACCCGCTTAGGTGGCGCACCAGGCGCGAGTTGTTCAATGACTTCAGGGCCGAGATGGAGAAAAAGGCTAACGTCAAGTTGTACATTGGAGAATTGGCGTTGGGTGAAACGCATTTTGAAGTAACAGAAGCAGACAATCCCCAGCATGTTCAGTTGAGAACAAAGTCGATGATGTTTCATAAGGAGAACATCCTGAATGAGGTGATTCGTCGCTTTGATCCTGAATGGAAGTATGGCGGCTATGTTGATGGCGACTTTGTGTTTGTTCGCCATGATTGGGGTCTTGAAGCTGTTCATCAGTTGCAATCAAGTGCATGGGTGCAGTTGTTCTCGCAGTACACGAACTTGACTGCAAGGGGTTATGGTGGGGGCATTCCGGCTGTAGAGCCAACTAGATCGTCCTTCGCTGCCACGTACATTGGCAACGGCCATAAGGTGATAAGTGGCACTTTGACTGCATCTGGTGGTTTTCCTGGCACTGGCAAAGTGTACGAAGATAAGGAGCCTAAGTCTGAATGGGTTCCCGTAGGAGCGACAGGTGGTGCCTGGGGATTCACTCGCTGGGGTTTCGAGACTGTCGGTGGTCTTATGGATCACTGCATCCTGGGCCATGGTGATTGGTTCATGACGTTTGGCCTGGTGTCAGAGCCGACTGCTGGTGATGTTGCCAAGAGTCCGTACCACCCAAATTACACGGCCATGATTACTGCATGGCAGGAGAAGGCCAAAGCTCTGAACAAAAGTATTGGTGTGTTAGACTGCTACGCCCTGCACCATTTTCATGGCGATATGAAGAAGCGTGGCTATGGTTCAAGAGACCAGATTCTGGTGCAGCACAAGTTCGATCCGTTGCTAGACCTTAAGAAGAACTCGCAAGGAATTTGGGAGTTCACTGGCAACAAGCCTGGGCTACGTGATGCTGTTCACAAGTATTTGAGGGAGAGGGATGAAGATGCCAGATAACCCAAAGATGGTGCATGTTGGTCCTGTGGACCCAGATGAAATAGTGCCGATTCCAACCACGCTGCTAGACGAGATTTTCGATGGTCTGGCTATTCCAACTGATGTTTTGATTCATCGCATGGCTTACGAGTTGAAGAAGCTGCGCGGTGATCCGCACCCAGAAAGAATTAGCTGATTGTTGAATCTACATTTTATTGGTGCAATGTGCGTCCGAATTGGCTAAGATAAAGAAGAGGCCGCTATGGACGAGTTACTGAAGCTGATGGCAATTCTGCTACTGTTTAGGCTGGTGTTTACTGCCTGTGCGGGTATAGCGTTTGTCTGGTGCGTGGTGTTCATAGTAAAGAGGATTTGTGGCAAAAGCAGGATTCGTATCGGTTCCAGAACCTCGCGCTTGCAATAAGCGAGTGAACGAGATTGTTCAGGCCATGAAGAGGGAGCCAACGCCCATGTTTCTGATGGGTTTAGTGTCTTTAGGCTACCAGGCAAAGGAAGACCCAGCCGAGATGAAGAGGCTGTGTGATGATTTGAACGCAGCAGCCGAGTTGTCTAATGCAATCAATTGCAGATGAGGGTGACAAGTGACCTGTATAGTTGGCGTGATTGGTAATGGCGCGGTTACTCTTGGTGGTGATTCTGCGGCCACTAATAGTTCCTTTGAACAAGATACGCGCCTAGATGCCAAGGTGTTTAAGCGTGGCCCGTTCGTCATTGGCTATGCGGGTTCGTTTCGTATGGGCCAGTTGATGCGCTTTAAGTTGAAAGTGGATGAACAGAAGTCCAGCATGGATGACTATGAGTTCATGGTCACTGTTTTCGCAGAAGCCGTCAGGCAGTTGCTAAAAGACTATGGTGTTGCCGGTAAAAAGGAAGAAGTTGAAAGTGGCGGTCAGTTCTTGATTGGATACAGGGGCAAACTGTACGTTATGGAAGAAGACTATAACGTAGGCATCGTGGCAGAAAAGTATGCCGCAATAGGTGGTGGCTCTGAGATAGCAAAGGGTGCCATGTTTGTTCAATCAGAAAGGCTGACCGTAAGAAAGCGCATTTTGAAGGCTTTAGAAGCCAGCGCGAGATTCCATGCCGGTACGTCAGCACCGTTCACGTTAGTGAGCATGAATGGAGGCTCTAAGTGATCTTGCTTGTAGCAGAAACGTCTCAAGGTGTTGAAGCCATTGGTGAACAGGCCGAGCCTGGTGAATTGTTGACATGTGAAGGCTGTGGCCAAAAGGTCAAGCAGTTGTTTGAAGATGCTGGCATGAACAAGTTGTGCAAAGATTGCATCGCTTTGGGGGATTGAGTGGAAGACACGAGATTGCGCATCGGTATCGATGTTGACATGGTGCTGGCCGACTTCGTAAAGGGTTTCAAGATAGTTGCCCAAGAAGTTGTAGGCCATGAATTGTTTGGTGAGCCGATAGACTGGCACATGTCCAATTGGTTTGCATCTGATCGCCAGTTTGAAGAAGCGTGGCATCAGCATTGCAGGATTCCTAACTTTTACAGGATGCTTGTACCCGTTCCTGATGTGTACAAGATAAGTTGGCGCTGGTTTGCCAATAAGCACCTGCTGTATTTCCTGACCAACCGGCCATGTACTGCTGGGTTGCCTATTGAGGTACAGACCGCAGACTGGCTAAGAAACTACCTGTACTTGTCCCATCCGACAGTTATTGTTAGTGACGACAAGGGCAGTCTGGCAAAGGCCCTGAAACTTGATGTCTTCATTGATGACAAGCCAGAGAATTTGCTGGAGGTATGCTCTGCAAACCCCAGTACACGACTGTATTTGATGGACTGCCTGCATAACAGGAGTCGGGATATGTCATGCATGACTCGCGTCAACTGTCTTGTGGACTTCGTGAAAGAAATGGAGAATTTGCAATCAATTGCAAAATTACAGTAGATGAAGACGAAGAAGACCTGGAGCCATAAAGACCTGGTGACCGTTGCTGCAAAGTGGCTAAGAAATGTAAGAAAGTGCCACGCGGTGATTGCCGAACTGAATCTAGTAAGCAGTGACGAGATACCTGACGCCATTGGCTGGGATTTCATGGGACGCTCAGTTCTTATAGAGGTTAAGGCGTCTAGGTCTGACTTTCTGGTGGACAAGCACAAGACGTTTCGTAAGCACGCCCACTTTGGCATGGGATTGACCAGGTACTACATGTGCCCGATGGGTATGATCCACCCTCAAGACCTGTGTGTTCCTGAAGAGGGAACGGGTGAACTGCTTTGGAATGGCTGGGGCATCCTTGAGGTGGACAACAGTGGTAGAGTTCACAGGATGTTTGATAGTCGCAAGTTTATAAAGCGTAATGAACGTATGGAACTACGGCAGTTGGTAGGTACGTTGCGCCGTGTTCAGACCAGACTTAATGAACCTGTTTGGGAGTTCATCAAGAATTGGGCTGATCCTGCCACACCTGAAGACGATTTTCACTGCGTGGTGCCAGACGAGCAAAAGAAAGTTAACTTGGCTTGGCTGTTTAGTCAGTGTAAGCCGACAAACTTTGTAGAAGTAGAGGCGAAAGATGCTTGAAATGATTGAACGAGGGGCACAGGTAGAAACAAAGTGTAAGCCCGGTGATCTGTTGTATTGCCCGGTTGGTCACCATGACGATCCAGTGAGCCACACGCACTGCAACTGCTGGTTTGATGGGTTGGAATGCTGTCATTGTGGCATTAGCGCAGAAGGAAAAGAACCGAACCAAGGGGTGACAAGTGGCGTTCGCAAAGCTACAGAAGCTCGGTGACGAGAAGATTCAGAAGGTCCGTAATGAACTGATGAAGGGCACGGCGTGTATGGCTGTTGCCCGCATGATTCAGTTGGACTGGAAAGACCTGCTAGGGGTTGGCGAGAAGACTCTGACCCAGATGCTGCAAAGGTTTAAGAACACCCTGGTCGATGAAGGGGTTGGTCCTGAAGCCAAGGAGGTGGTCAAGGCTGAAGGTGGCAAGATGCTGCTCAAGATGCTACGAGCCTCTAGCCTGCCTGTTCTCGATAGGATGGTTGCTATTGCCGAGATGCAGGAGCACCGCATTCAGAAGCTGTGGGAGAAAGAACAGACCATGGGAGGCATGACTATTGGTGCCTTGGATGGCCTGATTTCTGACTACCGCAACACGCTGCTCGCTATCCAGAAGGTGCAGTTCGACCTTGGCGTAGACGAGTTCAAGGGGTTTACTGGAAGAATGATGCAGGAGACCTTGAAGAACCCCGATGGGTCTGTTCGTCAGAGAACTATTGTTGAAGCTCTCACGAGTCTCGACGAGGTGTTCAAGAAGCGCGGCATCTATGTGCCGCAGCAAGGTCAGTTAGGCAGTGGCGCTGTTAATAGTAAAGCCTGAAGAAAAGCCGCAAGAATCGCCCATTGAATCGATGGATGAGGCGACTGCCAAGGTGTTCGTCTACCTGAAGAAGTACCTGGGTTACGAAGATGCCAGACGTGTATTCAATGCTGGGCAGAAGATTCCAGACTTGATTGAACGGCACATGTTTTACACGCACGCCGTGAACGAGATCGAAAGACGCCTGCCTGAAACCCAGATGCATGTCGAAGGTCTGACTGAGTTTGAAAGGTACAAGTGGGAGCCTGTAGGCATTGAGGAGTTCATTTGTTCCAAGGAGTTCTTGGACAAAGAGCACGCTGTCTATCCGGCAGTCATGGAAGAACTGATTAAGATGAATTCCGGTGACTACACGGAGATCGTGTTGACCGGAGGTATCGGTTCAGCGAAGACGACCTGTGCCTTGTACACGAATGCTTACCAGCTTTACCTGTTGAGTTGCATGAGGAGTCCGCACCGCGAGTATGGCCTCGATCCTAGCTCGGAAGTATTGCTGATATTCCAGTCGATTAACCTGCATCTAGCTCGCACTGTTGATTTCGCTCGCTTTAAGAGCATGATCGATGGCAGCCGCTACTTCAAGGAGAAGTACCCGTTCAAGAAAGACATTGAATCTAAACTTGTCTTTCCTAACAGAATCGAAGTAGTGCCTGTATCTGGTGCAGAAACCGCAGCCATTGGTCAGAACGTCATTGGAGGTCTGATTGACGAGTTGAACTACATGGCGATCATTGAGAAGAGTAAGCAGTCTGTGGACAAAGGCACGTTTGACCAAGCCACAGTGGTGTATAACAGCATTGCCAGAAGGCGTAAGTCACGTTTCATGGAAGCGGGAGCACTGCCTGGTATCTTGTGTCTAGTGTCGTCTAAGAAGTATCCTGGACAGTTTACCGATTTGAAGATTGCCGAGCAGGAGCATGAAATTGCCCAGACCGGCAAAAGTACCATTTACGTGTATGACAAGCGTGTTTGGGACGTAAAGCCAGCGGGAACGTTCACGAAAGGTTGGTTCAATGTCTTTTCCGGTGACATGTCACGTAAGCCCCGCATCCTTAAAGATGACGAAGAGGTTTCGGAAGCAGACAGGGCGCTCGTTGTTGCGGTTCCGAAGGAATATGAGAAGGATTTCGGAGGGGCTGGAGGAAGTGGTGACATTATTAACGCCTTGCGAGAGATCGCAGGTGTCAGCACTCTGGCGAGACATCCGTACTTCTTGGAGGTTGAGAAGGTGGATGCCATGTTTGGGCGTCATGCCTCGATCTTTGCCCAAGAATCAGTTGATTTCGTTGACACGAAGTTAAGGATTTTGAGGAATGCCTTCTACAAGCCGCATTTGCCACGCTATGCTCATGTTGACTTAGGCATCACAGGTGACAGTGCTGGCTTGGCGATAGGCTGTGTACCCGATTTCTGTGATCTGAAGGCCACTGGCAAAGGTGAGTCAGGCTACATGCCGAACATTCGGTATGACGGCATTCTTGAGATTCGCCCCCCAAGAGGTGGCGAGATTCTGTTCTCGAAGATTAGGCAAGTTCTGGTTGTGCTAAGAAGCATGGGAATGAACATTAGGTGGGTGACGTATGATTCGTTTGAATCGACGGACTCGATGCAAATTCTACGGCAGCAGGCATTCGTTGCGGGAACGTTGTCGGTGGATGTGCTGCCATGCTTGCCCTACGATTTTTTCAAGCAGGCTGTCTATGATGGCCGCGTGGCTGCACCGGAGCATCCTCATGTCAGAAAAGAAATTCTGATGCTGGAGCGCGACACCAAGACCACGAAGATCGATCACCCGCCAGGTGGTAGTAAAGATTGCGCCGATGCTATGGCTGGTGTTGCCTATGGTCTGACGATGAGGCGCGAGATTTGGGGTCACTTTGGCATTCCGGTTGTGATGGTGCCAAGCAGTGTTACAGATTCTCCTGACAAGCTAGAAGCGAGGAACAAGCAACTTGAGGAAAACATGCGCAAGCAGCAGGTTGACCCAGAAAACCCGAATGACATAAGAGCCAGAAGGCTGACAGGGAGAAACATTGCGTAAGCTATACATTGTGTTGCTGTCTTATGCTACGTTCGGCTTTGAAAGCACTGATGGTGTAGTGACTCGCTGCGCTCCGATAGGCCAATGGATGGTAGGAAAGTCCGTGCAATCAATTGCAGAATGGGTGAAGAAGAAGCATGGGGAGATTCGATTGGTGCGCGAAATTAACCCTTGACAAACCAAGCATTTGTGATACGCTTAAATCGTACCCAAAACTCAAAGGAGTGAGAGATGCGAGTTCTGATTATCTGGGAAGAGATTCCCGAAAACACCAAGTTCTTTGTGATCGAAGATGCCACCGAAGCTCAAGTGGCCATGCTGAAGCGGGCTAACGGCCAGATCATTAACTATGAAGGCCCGACAGACGGTGCCGAGTGGGTTGGTCGTGCTATTTCAAAGCCTGGTGAGTGGGGCGTGGACAGTCAGCCACAGGATGCCATCTGGCACGACAAGCTGGTGGAGTCTGCAAAGTTGCCAGAGTCAGGTCCTTTCGATGTGGTGATTTGGACCGGCTTTGGCATGTAGCAAGCTGTAGTAAAAGCCCAAAGGAGTGAGCTATGCCTGTAGGCCCAAGAGACCAAGCATTCAGGACCAGCATAAAGGAGTTGAAGGTCTTGTTAGACAAGTTGGCTGGCAAGTCTCAGTTGCTGGATGATATGCAGCTTGTGTTTGAAAAACATCGCATCGATCTCCTGGCCCTCCATGTTGACCTGCTACTGAACAAACTTTGACAAGAGGTGCTGAATGAAAATGACAGAGTTTACCGAGCAAGCACTTGCCGAGAGGATGATTCACGCCCAGCATTGGAGTGTGATTGCCGAGAACTACCTGAATATCGACCTTCATGATAGGCCCCAGCAAGATTTGCAGGGTGCAAGAAGGGCTATCGCCAGGTACAAGAGAAAGTACCCGACATGCGAGGATTTCAGAATTCTGATTGTGACCAAACAGACTACGGTGATTTCTGTAGTCGTGACCAGGTGAAGTGCAATTGATTGCACAAATACCTTGACAAACTCAGTCATTGTGGTACGCTAAAACTAGGTCAAACTCAAGGGAGTGAGATGGCAGAACAACTCAAGTTCAGGCAGTATGAAAGGCCCGCCAAAGTTAGCATTGGTTTAGTTTGTGTGGGTATCAAGAAGGACCACAGCTTCTGTGGGGCGAGGTTCTGTGGCCCTTATCAGGCTGTACAGTTCAAAGCTCATGTTAGGGAGCAGCATCCTAATGACACCCTGCTCATGGACTTGACTTCTGGTTGTGACGATCCTTGGAATTTGGCTAAGGTACACTAGAGGAAAAATGAACATTGCCGAACTAGAAGAGTTCCCGGTTGAAGTGCTTGGAATGTCCAATATAGGGGCGTGGAATGCCTTGTGCCACGGTCTAGCCATGTATGAGCCTCCCGAACGAACTCTGAGGGTATCGAATAAAGCCCGAAAATGGGAGATAGTTTCTGCCTACCAGAAGTCAGTAAGGCGAGGGGACAAGGTGTTAGCTCTGCGCCTGGTGTCTGCGATGTCTTCGATGCCAGAAGAATGGGCTTACTTTCACAGACGGGTAGCAACCACGCTGTGCGAAGATGTTGGGCCAGCAGATGTGTTGTTTGTGTTGTGGGCAATAGCTGCATTGACGGTGTTTACGCCCAAGCGCACGGGTTCCGCTAACTACCGTTTGATTAGTTTCATCACGGAGAAAGCCTGTGATCTTGAACATAGAAGCCACGCTTACTGCTCGTTTGCCGTGATCGAATCGGCCTTGCAGAAGTTGAGTATGCATCGGATAGATGACCTGGTGCAGTCCCAGTTGATGCATTGGGCGCTGCACATTGACACGGTTGGCTTGCATGGAACGCAAAGGCAGAAGTGGCTGTATGAGAACAACTGGCGTGGCGAGGGTATGCTTAAGTATCTGGCGCTTGAATTGCCAATTGAAATGACTTTGAAGACAGGTGGCGATTGGCCCCCAGTGACTTTGATGTATGGCTTGCCAAACTACTGCTATGACCAGCATACAAGAGTAGGTCTGAACGCCATTGCTAGATTGGCAAGGAAGTTGAAACTGACCTATGCCGAACCAAGAAAGATAGTTGGCGAGGCCGTGTTCTACCTGGAAGGTGTGAAGATCAAGAATGAACTACACCTGCCTGAACTGACAGGTATGGAGCAGGAGATGATTCCCAAGTGGATCAGTATTTCCTATGACGCCTGGATGGAGTTGCGCCAGCGGGTTTGGACAGCCTTGACGGATGGAACTATGGACCAGCTTAGGCTTGCCGCTCTGAAGGAGACGTATGGCTGATAAAAGTAGAGAGACCCATGCTCAACTTCAGTTGATACAAGCTAGGCTGCCTCGTAACGCACAGGCAGCTTGTGAATGGCCTGTAGGGGCTTGGACAAGATGGACTGTTGTAATCCGTGACATGACGCATTGCGAGGCTATGAAAGTAGCAGACGCTATAAGAGAGGCTCTAAAGTGATGGCCAAGCAGAAGAAACTGATGAAGGCAGCCGAGCTGATTAGGGCTGTAGGTAAAGACATGTACCAAGATATAGTCAAGCTGTTGACCGAACCTGGCTACGAAAAGCTCAGTGCTGAAGACCTGAATGCCATGGAGTCAGAAGCTGCCAGAGTTTATGGCCTTGCTATATCTGTACAGCAAGTTTCCTGGAGATTGGGGCTGCCTACCAAGACTGAAAAGATGAAGATACGGCCTGCCAAGTCTAAAAAGGAGAAGTGATATGGGGTTCCTAGCCAAGCCATTGTCGAGTATAAGTGTTCAGTGCCCGCATTGTGGGCGGCCTGTGTACATGCGCCGCGTACCCTTGACCAAGGAAGAGGCCGAACTTCCTATGTACCAGTGCAGTTGTGGCTGGAACTCGATAGCTGAAGGTGCTCGGCAGAAGGCCGCAGGGTTAGACGTATGACCCAAAGGAATTATAGGGTACAGATCAGGGGTCGTGGTAGTAGGGTATGGCACGATACTTGGTTTGGCGTTGCCAAGACTACTTTGGTGCTGTCCAAGGCGCAGGGTTTGAGGGCGCTTACGATAGCCAATGATTTGGCAAATTTGAACATGCGTGGCGGAGAACGCCCGGTGTTCTATCGCTTGGTTTGTTACACGACAAAGTTGGAAGTTGTGGCGAGGTGACGTATGGGCCGACATGGGTTGCTAAAAGAAATAGCCTGGCTGGAATCCTTGGTGGAGTGGGCTAGAGATGTCTCCTGGTGGCAAAGACGTAAACAGCTTCAGGCTGATTTGGAAGCCTTAGATAAGGAGGCGTCTGATGGGCTGGGCAGCTAAGGATGGGCCAACGAAGCAGGCCCTGGAGATTCAGTTGTCGAGAACTCGCACCGAGATGTACAAGCTGAAGCAACTGTCTCGCTCTGTGATCCATAAAGAGAAAAGAGAAGCTCTGCTTGAAGTGTTGGAGCCAGAAGATCGCGGTTTGGATACGTTTGAACGTTTGTTAGTGCGATAGTGCAATCAATTGCAGGAGATGAAGTGAGACTGATTAAGCCGTTAGTGATTGTCGAAGACGACTTAGGCATGGTGATGCCTAATGGCGTAACCCTGGCTACGCACATGGCCAAGAAGATCGAGACGTTTACTCGGAAGTGCTACAAGTCCGAAGGCAAGATGACAGAGGACTCGCACTCCAAGTTCCTGCCAGCCGTGTTCATGACCAGAAGGCACACGGGAATTGCCGAGCATCGCATGATTTCAGTCACGTTCATTACGGATCGTGGGGTGAGTCACGAAGGCGTGCGTCACAGGATGGCTGCCTATCTGCAAGAGAGCACGAGATATTGTGACTACAGCGGCAAGGGTGTGACCTATATCCTGCCGCCTTGGGTTGTTCCACACGCAGTTTCAGATGGGGTGTTTTTCAGTGAAGCCTCTAAGCACTGGTCAGAATGGTATGACTTTGTGGAAGACCTTAAGGCTGATGATGAGCGTTACGCTAGATGGCGTAAGAATGGTTGGCGTCCAGAGATGGCAAGGTATTGGTTGCCACAGGGCGTGAAGACAGAGTATGCTGCCAGCCTGAACATTGGTAGCTGGCACAACTTCCTGGTGAAACGCACTGCACCAGAAGCTCACCCGCAGATCAGGCAGTTGGCGATTCCGTTACTGCGCTACTTCCAGAAGCATTTGCCTGAGTTCTTTGCCGACATCCACATGCCACCTGTCCAGATTGATGAGTTGGGTGAGACTTCTAAGTTTGCCCACAAGGAAGAGTGGTATGATGAGGCCAAGCTGCATGTTAACCCGTTTTACGAACAAGTTCCCGTTGACGTAGTGTACGAAAGTTAAGGAGAAGTGATGGCTTTGTATAGTTTTGTCTGCAAGTGTGGCTCGGTCTTGGTTCTGCCAAGTAAAGTTCGCCCTAACTGCCGTAACCCGAAGTGTGGCAAGCAAATGAAGCTGCACAAGAAGGTGAGTGGCCCCGTGATGTACACGGCTTTGCATCAGTTCAATGCTGACCATGGTATCCCAAAAGAAGAAGTGTCTCCTTCTGTGGAGACAGTGTAAACGGTTGTATACACCGTCAGATACAGCTAGAATATAGGTAGACTATTTAGGCGTCCCAACGGAGTGCGACCCGTGTTGATAGCTCTACACCAGCCAGATTTTATGCCGTGGCCCGGCTTCTGGAGGAAGTATGCCAGAGCCGACAAGTTTGTGATCTATGGTGGCTCACCGTTCACCCGTAGAGACACGCAGAACCGTGTGAAGTTAGACGGCACCTGGTTAACCTTGCCTGTGGTGAAGGCTGACCGTGACACTCTGAACTCAGAAATGCAAATAGCCGAAGGGGGCGTTCAGCATGTAATCGATGTGCTGAAGTCCAAGCATAAGGTGTGGCCCCTCTTCAAGAGGGTGGAGCCTGTGGTGTCTTTGATGGAGCAGCTAAGGGACACGACATCTATGATGGCGTTGAATGTAGCCCTTTTGCAATTGATTGCACAGATGCTCGGTATGCCTGACAAGTTTGTTCTGAATTTTGAGCACCCTAAAGGTGAAACAGCAGATGAAAGACTGTGGAATCTGTTGCAGAGCACTGAAGATGGTGGGGTTTATGTTGCCGGTCAAGGTGGAAAGAACTATATGGGCAACCCGCCAGCAGGCTGGACCGTGGAGTTCATTGACTCAAGCACCTGTCAGGATAGTTCCGTAGTAGAACTAATTGGAAAGGGCCTGTATGACTAAGTGGGGTTTGTATTACGCGCATAAGGCTGATGCCTTCGCTTACACTGAGCGTTGGCGCGACGACTGCTTGCAGATTCTGCACAGGCTTCCTAAGCAAGGAACGATTGTAGACTTCGCCTGCAACACTGGCAGGTTTATTGGCCATGCTCGTGTGTATTCTCCGCAGGCTAAGTTTGTAGGCATTGACCTGAACGAGTGGGCGCTAGACATAGCCAGGAGGCAGAACCTAGAGCCTGTTGCGCGAAAGAATCCTGCTGCCTTCTTTGACTCGATAGTAGGCATCGAGGCCGATTATGTAGTGATGATGCATTGTCTCCCCCAGTTCGAGAAGCCTGAAGAGACATTGGCCGAGATTTGGTCTGCTTTGAAACCTGGTGGCGGCATTTCGGTGGTGATTCACAACCGTCTGAATGACTATTTGTGGGCTGTCCCGAACCTGTTTAACGGCTACAAAGCCGACGAGACCATCACGAAGAATTACAGCCTGAACGAGTTGAAGTCAACAATGAAGGATGCTGGCTTCCTGTGTGATGAAGCCTATGCCTTCGGCAGTGAGTGGCTGCCTGATTTTGTAAAGCCAAGATTGGCGTTCCATGGAAGGAGACCGGCGTGAGCGAGTTTTTCCCAGGTGTAACCCCTGTGCTGTCTTCTGCGGCTATGTTTGGAGAGGCTGAGAAGAAGCTAATGCACGCCAGTATTGACTCTGGCTGGTTGACCAGCGGCGATTATGTGGCCAAGTTTGAGCATGACTTCGCCAAGGCTACAGGGCATGATTATGCCCTAGCCTGTAACTCAGGCTCAAGTGCCAACTTGATTGCTGTAGCCATGATGGTCGAGGCTGGTATATGGAAAAAGGGCGATGAGATTCTGTGCGTGGCTGCCAGCTTTCCGACCACAGTAAACCCACTGCTGATGTATGGGTTGGTGCCTGTTTTTGTAGACATAGAGCTTGGCTCGTACAGCGTGAACCAAGAGGAACTGAAGGCCGCAAGAAATAATAAGACCAGGGGTGTGATGATTGCCCACACGCTTGGCTCGCCATACGACCTGGATTGGATGGCCGATTTCTGTTCCCACTGGAACCTGCCCATCATTGAAGATTGCTGCGATGCCTTGGGTAGTCGATTCAGGGGGAAAGATGTCGGTAGTATAGGACATGCCGCAACGTTTAGCTTTTACCCAGCGCACCACATCACCACTGGTGAAGGTGGCGCAGTTTGTTTGAATAACCCGAATTTGATGCGAATCGCAAGATCGGTGCGAGACTGGGGTAGAAGCTGCTACTGCCTTTCATCCCAAGAAGGCATTTGTGGCAAGAGGTTTGAGCAACAGCTAGGAACACTGCCGTTCGGTTTTGACCACAAGTACACGTACAGTGCCTTGGGTTACAACCTGAAGATGGCCGAGGTGTCTGCTGCCTGTGGTATTGCTCAAGTTGGAAGGCTGTTTGAGTTTCACCAGCAACGTAAACTGAACGTCCAGTATTACAACGAAGCCTTTGCCGACCTGGAGAACGAACTGATATTGCCAAGAGGCATTGATGGAGCCGACCCGTCCTGGTTCGGCTACCCGATAACGATCAGGAAGACTGGGTTGCGCCGAGAGCTACAGATGTTCTTGGATGACTGGAGGATTTCTACCCGGTTGATCTTCGGAGGAGACCTGACCAGACAGCCCTACATGCAAGGCCGCAATTTCAGGATAGCGAGCACGCTGGAAGTAACAGAAAAGGTGATGAACGATGCTCTGTGGCTAGGTGTTTACCCCGGAATCACGAAGACTATGATTGATTTCGTGTCTAGCTGTGTTCACGAATTTTTTAGGAGCCACCAATGAAATTCTTTGAGCCAAGAATTACCGAGTTCGACATGAAGGCCGTATCCGATGCTGTGGGGAAGGGTGCTTTGGCCACAGGCGAGATAACGAAGGAATTTGAAGATGCCGTTAGGCAGAGGTATCGTTACAAGTATGCTGTGGCTGTTAATTCCGGTACGTCTGCGTTGCAACTGATGTTGATGGCCGCAGGTATTGGCCCAGGTGACGAAGTAATTGTGCCTGCCTACGGCATTATGTGTACGGTGAATGCCGTGTTGTCTGCTGGGGCAACACCTGTGTTTGCAGACATCGATAGGTGGAGCTACAACATCGATCCTACGAAGGTTGCTAAGTTGATTGGTTTGAAAACAGCAGCCATTTTAGCTGTATCTTTGTTTGGCGTACCTTGTGAGATGAGGGCTTTGCAGGAGGCTGCCGGTGACCTTCCTGTGTTTGAAGATGCTATCGAGTGTCTGGGAAGCAAGAGGGGAGGCAAGGCTATAGGTATTGATGCTGATGCCGCCTGCTTTGGCTTCTTCCCGAACAAGCAGATAACTACAGGTGAGGGTGGTTTAGTTGTTACTGAAGATGCGGCTCTGGCACGAAGGGTGATGAAACTACGGCAGCATGGTTATGGTGAGGTCTCAAGTTTGATGACCCCTGGCTATGGTTTCAACATGCGTATGCCTGACCTGAATGCTGCTTTGGGGCTGTCCCAGTTGTCCCAGCTAGATCAAACTCAGGCTATGCTGCGGCAAGCAAAGAGGAAGTTGGATGCAAAGTTCCTTGTGTACCATAAGCAGGTGACGACACCTGGAGACTTCGCTACCGAGTTCGTTTATGTAATTGAGCTTCCAGGGAGTATTGACAAGGTTGAGTTCATGGCCGAAATGGAGGCTCAAGGAATCCCGACGAGGGCTTACTTTAATAGCTTGCGGCATGAACCCCATGTTGCTATGTTCCGTGGTGATACCCCAGTTGCTGATGAGGTGGGAGCTAGGACTGTTGCCCTGCCGTTCCACTACAAGTTGACGCAGGAAGACGTTGAAAAGATTTGGATCGCTTTTGAGAGGTCTATATGAAGAAGTTGTTTATTTCCCCGCACCCAGATGATGTTGAGATAGGTTGCGGGGGTTCCATTGCAAGATTTGTTGCTGGAGGCCATGTCTGTGACATCGCTGTGGCTGTTGGTGATGGTGATTTGAAGATGCGTCATTCTGGGGAGGTTGTCCCATTTCAGAAGCGTATCGATGAACAGCTTGCCGCAGCCGGGGTGCTTGGGGTAAGTACGGTTCACTGGCTGAACATAGCTAAGGCTGCCCATCTTGACACGGTGAGTTTGGCGGTTGGGACAACGGTTCTTGATAAGTTGCTGGCGGAAGAGAAGTATTCCGAGGTGTACATCCCGCTGCCCAGCTACAATCAGGACCACCAGTATGTTTGTGACATGTGCATGGCAGCTACTCGGCCACCGGGCAGGTACACCCTGTTTATGTATGAGCAGCCGACGCAGTTTCATGGTGTGCAATCAATTGCAACCTTCGCGTCCAGGTTCTATGTAACGTTTTCGCCAGCAGAGCAGGAAAAGAAGGAAAAGGCCCTTAGTTGTCATGTTTCCCAAGTAAAGGGAAGGCAAGAATCGATCACCGGGTTGCGTGGCCTGCGGTTGCTTGCAGAGTTGCGTGGCGCTGAAGTTGGCCGGATGTATGCTGAGATGTTTCACCTGTTGAGGCAAGTGATATGAAGGTGCTTTTTGACTGCATTGTAACCCAGAATCCGGCCAGTAAGTGTTCAACGACTGCCCAGTTCGTTACGTTGGCAGAACTGTTGCTCAAGCATGAAGACGTGTTTATCTACTGGCCAGTGCCTGACCGTCTTGAGAGTGCTGATTTTCTGACCACGTTTCCGCAAGACCCAAGAATCAAGTATTTCAAGGTGCCCCAAGTGAAAGACAGAATGCGTGAGTACACTCATGTGTCGCATGAGTTTGAAGCGATTCTGTCGTTCTCAGGAGTAGCGTGGGACTGGGATGTAATGGTAACTGTGAGGACGCCACAGGTGCCTTGGATGAAAGTTCACGCTCTGTCGCCACGTAATGTTGGCCGCAGGGACTGGTCGAAGCGTATCCTGGTCATTGAAGACATGATGGTTTTGAGCAAGAAGCCTACGATAGCTCAGTCCTGTATAGACATCCAAGACAGGCAGACCATCGAGGGGTATTTTGCTGCCGACAAGGTGTTGGTGCCCGCCTACCATGAAAAAGGTTGGGTGCTAGAGATTGCTAGACAGCATTTTTCCATGGCACGAGTAAGGGACTTGTCTGGTAAGTTGCAAGAGGTCTGTCACTTAACGCTGGAAGACTTCCATCTGAAAGATGAGTTCAAGTACCAGCCTGGTAGAAAGATGAACGTGGTGTACATCGGGCGCTTGGAAAGAACGAATGCCAGGTTGGAAGTTGTCAGCGGAGTGCTGGCGAACCAGTTCATTCTGCACAGTGACGTGATTAACCCGATTGTCTGCACGGTAAGTCCAGATGGTAGTCCTGGTGAATCTAAAGTTGACACAGACGTTATTGAGATCATTCGTCCTTCAAGGCAGGAGTTCTATGACTTATCGGAGAATACGTTTGATCTTGGGGTGTTTTTCCATATCGATATTGAGTTGTCCATGTCGATGCTGGAACCTGTGTCCAAGGGAATGCCAGAGATTGTGAAGAAGGCCCCGTGGTCGGTGGGTATGTTTGGGACTGATTACCCGTTTTATGTGAACACTGAGTCTGAAGCCTATGCCCTGGTGTCTGCCTTCGCCAAAGACTATGAAGGCATGTATGCCAAGTTTGCAGCCTGGTTTGAGAGTTGGTTCGTGCCTGTTTACACAGACCGTATTGCGAAGCAAGGCTTGTACAGCCAGCTTGAGAAGCTGATTCTTGAGGAGCAAAAGCCAGACGCTACCGGCTCAATGGCCAGAAACGAAGTTGTGGGCCTGCTCAGTAAGTTCCCAGAGTTTGTGATGATGGACAAGATCAAGGAGCTTGCAGACACCAGTCTCACCTCGCTAGGCACCAAAGTAGGCCAGGAGTTCGATGAACGAGGTTTGGTTTGGAGCACGGCCTGGAATGAGTTTAGGCTGGCTTTGAAATTGTTCCATGGGTACAAAGATGCTAGTGTTGAGTTAGGTCACTTGAGGCGCTAAATGACTTTGGAAGAACTAGGGCTGCCCAAAAACATGCAGGCATTGATTGGCAGAAAGCTGAAGGAAAAGGTACTGCCTGTTGAGAGCCACATTGAGGGCAAGTCTGTATTAGTGACGGGTGCGGGAGGGTCGATTGGTTCGCAGTTGTGCGTGCAATTGATTGCAATGAAGCCGCGCCTGCTCGTTATGTATGAAATGACAGAGTTTGGTCTGTATCAGATTGACCAGCAGCTTCGAGAGTTAAAGACCGCCACAAGAATAGTTGCTATTCTAGGCAATCTGACATCAAGAAGGCAGATTCAGAGTCTCCTGAAGACCTACAAGATCGACATGGTGTATCACGCTGCTGCCTACAAACATGTACCCCTGGTAGAGTGCAACCCGATTGTTGCCATGGAGAACAACCTGTGGAGTGCCAAGAACCTGGTGGACGCCTGCCGGGATTGTGACGTAAAGGAGTTCACGCTAGTGTCTACGGACAAGGCAGTGAACCCTACGAACGTTATGGGTGCCACGAAGAGGCTTGCCGAGTTTGTCACGTTGTGTGGGGATAGACCGTACAAGGTGGTTCGCTTCGGAAATGTGTTGCTGTCTTCTGGAAGTGTGGTGCCTTTGTTCTTCAGGCAGTTAACGCAGCACTTGGAAGTGACGATTACAGATGCCGCAGTGAGTCGCTATTTCATGTCGATCAGTGAGGCTGTTGGGTTGATCTTGCAAAGCTGCATGGTGCCAGGGTCTATCTGTGTTCTAGACATGGGAGAACAGATCAAGATTGAGGCTGTGGCCAGAAGGCTCGCAGGGCTGTTGAACGAGGCCATAAAGATCAAGTATATTGGTTTAAGGCCAGGTGAGAAGATGTATGAAGAGCTTGCACTTGGCCACAACCTGAAGAGCACTCGGCATCCGTGCATTAACGTAGCCCTGGAGGAAGTGCCGTCCTATGAGCAACTGTCAGCATGGCTGCGTCAGGTGAAGAATCATTGTGATAGCGGAGATTTAGGTGGTTTAAGGACCCTGCTACAAGAGATTGTGCCAGGTTATGTGCCCGCTTGTGGGATAGTTGATTCGGTGTGGCTTGAAAATAACGTGTTCACGGTGCCCGCAGCATTTGATGACTGCTTTGCACCAGCTTCGTGCAATTGATTGCAAACTGGAGAGTAAGATGAGACGCATTCTTTTGAGTATGTTTGTGGCCGCAAGTATTGCTGCCGCTCAACAGCCGCAAACTTCGTTCACGCCTACCTATGATGTAAATGCTAAGTACACGAACGGCACAGCACCCGGATATTGGCCTACACAACAGGCGGTGTCTGGGCTGTCTGCCGCGACAGGACTCACTCTGAACCTGTCCGCAGGTACTGCCTTTTGTGGGGGAAGTATCGTCTCCTATTCCGGTGGCACAAAGACCATGACGGCGAGCACTACCAACTACGTGTATTTGAATACCGGAGCGAGTTGCGTGCCCAGCGTAAAGACTACGGCCTTTGTTTCTGCGGATATTCCAATTGCCACGGTTATAGCAGGCCCCAGTACTATAATTTTGATTACAGACGACAGGACCATGTTTCAGCAGGGAGGAACTGGTGGCGGCGGTGGTGGTAGTGGCTTTGCCGGGGTGAATCCTCTGGTTGCAAGTTATACCGCAGTTTCTGGAGATAACGGTAAGGAGTTGGTGTTCAATTGCCCAACGGTATGTTCGCTCACCTTGCCTACAACTCCGCCCTCAACAACCTGGAGTGTGTGGGTTCAGAACATCAGCATTCAGGCAATGACGTTCACTGTTCCCACAGGGTTAACGTTAGACGGCCTTGGTGGTGTCGCCCAGATGAACCCGAATATGGGCACCTTGATTACAACGGATGGGACGAACTATTTCACGCAGCGCGGGGCCATTATTACTCGGTCCTCGGCAATACCCGTGCTTGTGCAGAAACGGCTTGGGGACAATTGCACTGGAAATGGCAACTGCTCGGTTGCTTACGATTGCGGAGGTGGTGGCTGCAACTCTATGCCCTTTGCCAGTGCTGTAACCGCTGGGAATGCCTTGGTGCTTCATTTGTTTCACGCAAATGGCGGCACAATATCTGTTAGTGATAGTCAAGGGGACACTTTCACCTCAACGGAGAGCGTCAGTCTTGGTGGAGAGTTTGATTTTCATGAGTATGTCGTCTGCAACGCCATAGGCGGCCCAACTACCGTTAGTTTTGGCAGTTCTCCTGACTTTAATGTGGTTGTGTTCTATGAAGTGACTAATGTTGCGTTGACGAGTTGCGTCGATGGCGCAAATTCCGGTGATGCTGAAAATGTGGCATCAGTGAGCACAGGGGCAATTACCACGACTACGGTGCCGGACTTCATTATTGTGTCTGGAATGGGCCGCACAGGCACTGGGGGCACTACCATCACGGAGGGGAATTCTTACACCTCGCTGATTGGCACGGGCCTTATCGACAATGCGCTGACCTACAATAGCTGGCAAGGTGTTGACTCTGCGGCTGGCAGTGTTTCCGATCTGATTAGTTACACAAATAGTCCGGGTGGAGAAAACTCTACGATTCTGGCTTTGAAGCCGACGACTACCTCAACAACGATTGTCCAGGGTGACCTTATTGTTGGTGGCCCTAATGGTAGTTTGCAGCCTTTGCACCCTGGTACTTCGGGGAATGTCTTGACATCGAATGGCCCAGGAGTTCCGCCCAGTTTTCAGCCAACCGGGAGTTCGTCTAGCTCACCCATTTTCGCTACAGGGAGTCCCATAGCAACAGGCACTCCGTCTGTTATTCAGAGGACTCACAGTGGCAACATAGGCTCTTCAGGGGTCACTTCTCTGGCTTTTGGCAGCAGTGTAACGAGCGGCCACGTAGTTTGGTTGCTGTTTAACTCAGGTTCTGGTAGCTGTACACCTGCGGTATCTGACTCGCGGAGCACCGTGTTTACTAGCTTGGTGTCTTTCAATCTGAGTTCGGCTACTCCAAACTTCCAGCTTTTCGCCGGGACGTTGACTGCCTCTGGAGCAGATACCGTGTATTTCAGTGGTTGTTCTGGCAGTTCTGCTGCCTTATATGAGACAAACCAGGTGTCCACAACGATAGATAACGCCTTGACTTCAAGTTCTGGCTCTTCGATTACACTAAGTGTAACCACGACCTTTGCGAACGATTTTCTAATCAGCTTCTTAGTAGGAAGCTATGACTCAAGTTATGGAGAGTACGCAAACTCTCCGTGGTCGTCAGTTTGGGATTCAAATTCGACGCAGTACAACAACGTCATGGACGTGAGCTACCAGATTGCAACGTCTACCGGGGCGTACCCCATTACCTGGACTACTTCGGCAAGTTCGTCACAGGCTGGTTTGATTTCCTTTAAGTCAGTAGGAACCTCAGTTTCTGGTGCAGAGGGGCAGTTGTATTACGACACTTCTACTACGCCTTATACGAAGTGGGTGTATAACAGTGGGACTTGGCACGAACTGTGAGTGTGCAATTGATTGCAAAGTTGTTGTACGATAAGGTATGGCCACAAAGGTGGCAAGGAGATGTACATGAAATTCTTGAAGTTGTCCTTAACAGGGTTGCTGGTAGCGTTAGCTTCCCTTGTCTTGGCCCCAAAGGTGAGTGCGCAAGCGAATGGAACGAACACCGTGTCCATCAACAGTTCTGTTTGCAACACGCTGACACCCTGTAACTTGCAGCTTTACAAGACGCTGTTGGCAGCCGGACAGACAAGTTGCCCAGCCGTGGGTAGTGCGTACAGCCTGGTTACGGCCACGAGTGCAACGCCTATTGTTGCCCAAGTGAATACGCTGTGGACGTATGCAGATACTGCCATTGTGGTCGGTTCTTCGTACTGCTACTATGCCACAGTGACTTTCACATCTGGTGGAGGGGCATCACCGCCCGCCTTGCCTGTGTTAGGTGCTGCACCGTTCCAAGTACCAGCGGTAGCTCCGGTTGTCACTGTGGTTTACACCCCAGCGCCCTAGTGGAAGGTTGAAAATGCGTGTTTTATTGATGTTCATTGCAGTTATGGGGCTGGGTGGCTGTAATATATCCTCACCAGCCCCTCCTGTAGTTCCCACAGCGCCCACAGTTTCTGTGGTGTATACTCCAGCACCCACAGCACAGTACACCATAACGGTAACGCGGGTACAGTGACTGTTTCGGCTATTTTGCAATCAAGTGCATTATTTTCTTGACAAATTTAGTACTTGTGGTACTCTTAAATTGTAATTCCAATAAAAGACCCAATGGAGTGGGACATGGAGAGCTTAAAAGAACAAATCGAGATGCTGAAGTTGGTAGCCAACGATCTTGGCGATAGCAAGTCTTTCGCCTATGACCTGATTTCAAGCTACGAGAAGTACAAGAGCCTCACGCCAAAGCAGGAAGCCTGGGTGATGAAGCTGATCGATAGGGCTACTCAGCCCGTGTTATTTGCCGATCCCAAGCCAACGAAGCAACTGGCCGATTTCTCTGGTGTTGTGGAGTTGTTCAAGAAGGCTCAGGCCCATCTGAAGTACCCTAAGATCAACCTAAAGTTGCCTGATCTTCCCATCGTTCTAACCTTGGCTGGCAGCAAGAGCAAGGCACCTGGCACCGTGAATGTAGCCGGTGAAGGCAAGTACCCAGACCGCGAGTGGTATGGCCGCGTGAATGTAAAGGGTGAGTGGGAGCCTTCCAGAAGTGTAAGCCCAACGCTGGTAGAGCCTTTGACGGAACTGCTGATGGAACTTGCTGCTGATCCAGGTGGGGTTGCTGCCAAGTATGGCAAGCTGACTGGAAATTGCTGCTTTTGCAACTCAGGTTTGGAAGACCCAAGAAGTACCGCCGCAGGTTTTGGCCCAGTTTGTGCCGAACATTTTGGTCTGAAAGAGCAATGGAAGAAGGCGACTGAAGGGGTTGCCGCATGAGTGTCAAGAAAGTTCTATTAAAGGCGCTGTGTACCAAGACCTGGTTTGATGAGATAAGTTCTTTGCAGTGGATTAGTGGCTGCATTTCTGTAGAGGTTGACGGCTGGTGCCTGATAGAAGTGACTGACATTGCCGCTCAGGTTGAGGAGCTAACCGATTTCTTAAAGCACTATCATGTGCAGTGGGAGTCTTTGGAAGGAGTTGAGGCGTGAAGTACATTGTGCTGCGAGCTAAGACAGACGGTTGCGACATGGAGATACCTATTATCTTCCATCCGTTTTTGACGCATAAGGTTGTTGCCGAAGCCCTGATGAGTATGTTGGAAAAAGAGGGGAAGCTGGTTGTGCCGGTATCCGCTGGTGAATATGTCCCAGCTACTGGAGCTTGTACTGGCTACTCGGAAAGTTTGAGAGTTGGTTCCAGAAAGGGTGATGCAACGCTCATTCGGCTGATTGACTATACCGGGGGTATTGTATGAGGAGAATAACCCGCTATGGTTTGATGCGCGACGGCAATCTCGTGGGCTACACTGAAAATGACCACATGCTGGGCGCTATTAAGCTGACGGCTTTTCCAGACGAGAGCCAGTTGTACATGCACCAGGACTTAGCCATTGTTAAGGCTGTACAGGAGAATACTTGGACCGGAGACGAGATTGAAAATCCTTTTGCTGGCAGATGCCGTGTAGTGAAGTATCATATAGGCATAGAGTTGATGCCCGTGAAGGACATAGAAACGGAAGGCTAGACTAAGATGGCGCAAATGAGGCTTGTGGGCGAAGAAGAGTTCACTCACGCGGACGCAGTTGAATTGCAACGGCTGTATGCTGTCTATCAAAAGGCAGAAGAGCGGTTGGCCGTGGCCATGAAGAAGGTTGAGGCCCACGAGATTAGTGAAACGGAGTTTGAACGGGTGCAGTTGGAGTGCAGGGTAGAGATAGACGCCTATCTTGACGCCACTTAGAAAGTAAGACGCTCAAGGAGGAGCTATGAAAGTCACCATTTGTATTCACACCGACGCTCGCCTGAATAGTGTTGAGGAGATAGTTAGTCTCATAAACTATGCCCTGATTCTGGCAGAGGATGAGGGACTTCTTACCGGCGAGAAGGTGGAGAATGAAGCCCAGTTTACCCTGGAGCCTTATGTGCTTAACCATGTGAAGTATGCCGTGGAGGTAGAGAAGTAATTTGCAATTGGTTGCACAATTTCCTTGACAAACTATGCCTTTGTGCTACGCTATACGTGCAATCAAAAATAAACCCAATGGAGTGGGGGAATGACAACCGATCAGATCAAATCCGGCAAGACCTACGAGAACAAGAAGGGGCACAAGCGTACCGTTCTTGAAATCGGTAAGATTGGCACTCTGGGCTCTCAGACAGTTTCTTATCGGCGCAGCGCAGTTGAAATTGGCCCGAACTACACCCAACTTTCCAGTTTCGCTGACTGGGCTGTTAGGGAGGTGGCCTGATGAAAACACTTGTTATGGCAGTGTTGATAGTATTTGGCATCACTTTAGCGGCGTGCTACACCCAGCCTATTGTGAAAGCCAAGTTAGTCAATGAAATTAGGTTTGTTCAGGAGTGGGGCTTCTAACTGTTGTAACAAATCCCAAAGGAGTGGGTGACCATGTTTAGGCCAATGAAACCACCGAGTGGCAAGTTGGAAGACGACCAGCTACATACGCTACGTTTCCCCTTGATCTGCACCCCAAAGTTGGACGGGTTCCGTGCCACAGGTCAGGGTGGTGGCTTGCTAAGTTCCACCTGCAAAGACTTTGGCAACAAGATGCTGGCCCAGCTTTTCACGCACCCAGGCTTAGAGGGGCTTGATGGCGAGTTGGGAGACGGATGCATGACCGATGGTATGGCCTACAACCGCATCAGTAGCAGCGTCGGTAGTGAAGACGGCGATGTAAGCAACGTGAAGTGGTATGTAATCGACAAGTTCATGGAAGGTGTGAAATACGCCCACAGGTGTGAGCAGGCCAAAGCGCAGATCGCCCTGCTCCCTGAAGACATGAGAAGTCGCGTGGTATGGGTGGAAGAGACCTGGGTGTACACGTTGGAGGCGTTTCTAGCCTTAGAAGCCAAGTTTGTTACTGAAGGTTACGAAGGCATGATGGCCCGCCAACCTGCTGGCCTGTACAAGCAAGGACGTTCGACGCCAACAGATCAGTGGCTGGTTCGCCGCAAGCCGTTCGTGGATGCCGAAGCTGTGATTCTCAGTTCGTATGAAATGATGATGAACTGTAACCCTGAGAAAAAGAACGAGTTGGGCCTGATGAAACGGGCAACCTGCAAAGAGTTCATGAAGCCAAAAGGCACGCTGGGAGGCTGGAATGTACGGTGCTTGAATGGTAAGTTCGCAGGCGTTGTGTTTACGATTGGCGGCTTTGGTGATGATGCCCAGTGCCAGCAGATGTGGAATGACAGGGAGGCTTTAGTCGGGAAGGTCATCAAGTTCAAGTTCCAGTTGTATGGCTCGAAAGACAAGCCCAGAATTCCCATTGCGCTTGGTTTTCGTCCAGATTTCGATGTTGAGGAGGCATAATGCATATCCGTTTGGAGATAGAAGTGGAGTATGTGGACTCCACCACTACTCCAGAGTTGATGTTGGCCCAGCTTACTTATGCGGCCAATTTCCTAGCAAACAACGGTTTGCTTACTGGAGAAGGCTCTGCTGAAGTGGAAAACTGGAAATTTGAGATAGGGGTGGTGAACCCATGAGAGTTCGCTGGTCAGTGTACCTTGAAAGAAGCAACAGCCACGGGCCATTGCCACCTTTGCGTATGCTCTGTAAGGACCAGGCAGAGGCAGAACGTGAGTTGTCAAAGCCTGCGGCCACTGCCATAAGCAGAGAAGAAGTTTGGGCAAGAGGTGAGGAACGCCCGGAGTTCGAGGAGCATTGATTATGGGAGTCTACTACACGATCAGTGGAATCAGGGCGTCTGTACCCATTGCTTTGATTGAAGTGAGCTTGACTAAGATGGCCGAAGGTGTGGCCTCTGCTTGGGTACAGGCGTTGCCTTACCCAGAGGAAATGCCTACTTCTCTTGATGTGACGTTTGACCGGGAAGGGGAATACCTGGCCGCGTTTCGCGTGCAGGTAGAGATGGTGCCTGTGTTTACGGCTTTACCGATTTTGCGAGGTAGCAGGAGATGACTATCCTTTTGTGTATCTGGGTGCTGATTGTGTTGCGTAGGATCGACCAGGGGCTACGCCGGTGGTGCAAGGATACCTCAACCCTGTTGCAAGTCACCGAAGCGCCACAAGTCATCCCTGAGTCACCAGCAGTGCCTGTAGAAGAACTATCCTATGGGGATGCGCGGCATGGGCTGTTCGTGGTGCCAAGAAATAAGCCTTGACAAACCCGGCAATTGTGGCATACTTAATCTAACGGTCCTTTGGAGTTTACATGCCAGATGAAAGAATGCTACGGGTCAAGATGTTCGACGCGGAGACCGAAAAGGCTGTGGGCATTAAGAATGCCAAGGATTTGCTGGTGTGGCTGCCGAAGTCCCAGATTGATAGACGGGTGTTCGGTGGCTTCATAGAAGTCCTAGTTCCTTCTTGGTTGGCGGATAAGGTAGACTTAGAGTTTGAGGACTGAAAGAGGCTCTGAAATGGAAATTGCTGAGACTGAAGATGTAAGCCTTGAAAGTACCTTGGATGCCTTGCGGGTCACTAATGAAGAGTTGGAGGCCACGGTTGAGGCGGCGAGATTGGAATTATGGCGCAACCATGGGCACCCGTTTTCAGCATTGTATGCCGATGATGGCGAGATGCAGTGTGCCTTATGCAAGTTGCATGACTGGAAGCGTAACAAGTTGAAGGACTTGATTGAGTCTCTGCGAGAGCAGAGGCAGGATGTCTATCGCTTTGATTATGAAGTTGCCCTGGAAAAAGAAGGGTTAAGGCTCAAGGAGGAGCTAAATGACAAGCAAGAGAAAGTTCTATCGGCGGGTGATTCATTACGAAGTGCTAAGTGAAGAGCCTCTGGACAACCTGTGCAGTCTAGCTGAGATAGCCGAGGCTACTGACAATGGTGCTTGTTCCGGCATGTTTCTGGCCGACAAAGGCAGTGAGGTAGTGTCTGGCCGTAGAATGGCCAAGCTGCTCATAGCCCAAGGCTCTGATTCAGAGTTCTTCCAACTCGACGAAAAAGGCAATGATGTGGAGGGGTGATGCACGCAACAGAGTGGTTGATGCTCGATGACTGGAAGAAGAAGGAAGAACGTAAGGCCAAGGCAGCGCGTAAAGCAGCCAGAGATGCTGGCAACATGACAACTGCCTTGCAAGGCTACTATATTGCGCGAGCGCAAAATGCCGATGCAACCGTAAGGGTGCTACGCAAAGTCCTGAAAATGTTCAAAGACCCAAGGAGTGGATGTGCTAACAAGGCTAGTTAGTTTCAGCTACAAGGCAGGTGTTCCCGCAGGACTCTGTTTTGACCTTAGAGAGTCGTTTCTGAACCCCTGGCGTATGTTCAGCCTACGTCATCTGTGCGGCCTTGACCCCAAGGTTGGCGCATTCATTGAAAACGACCCGCATTTCAAGGAGAAGTATGCTGCTCTGAAGTCTAGTGTAGCTAAAGCTCATGGGGTTGTTTATGTGGGCTGCCATGGCGGTAAGCACCGCTCCGTGTATCTTGCCGAGAAGCTGGGCAAAGAGTTGCATGTGCCGGTGATGCACCGCGACCTGTCTAACGAGGAACAGGGCAAGTCTACCCGCCAGATTTTCAAGGTGCAAAGGTCGATTCACACGACTATGGCGCAACGTCAGATTTTGGCGTATAACAGGGACCATACGATTGAAGTGCAGATACCCGTCACGAAGCAGTTGGACGTTATGTTCAGCCAAGGCCAAGAAAAGGTGTTTAGATTTGGCCATATAGAAGAGGCCGAGCTAGTTATTGACGAAGTTGCTCCGTGGCAGAACTGGTAGTTGCAATCAATTGCAATTCGGGTGTGAAATGTCTCTTAGAATAATGACCGAATGTTATGCCGATACTATGGCTAAAGAAACCGGGTTTGCAGTGGAGCACTGCCAGGTGTTCCTGCACCCTGAGCTAAAGAAGCTAACGAGGGCTGTCGAAGAGTGCCTAGTGACCAAGGCTCAGAAGGCTGTTATGGCCGAGCTAGACATCACTGTTGAGCAAGTCTTGAGGGAGATGTATACGCCTCCAGAGTTTGTGGACATAAAGCCCATATTTGATGCCTGGAACGCCCAGTTAAAGCGTGAAGTGTTCAAACTGTACACGCCAAAATACCCCCAAAAGTAGTTGCTATGTGCTAAACTCAGGATGTATGAAGTATGCCTCCATCCTGAAGAGCAATTCCTCGGACTCTGGTGCTGCCCAGAGACGCCAGCAGTTTATGGCTATTTTGCCTGCTGTTCCTACTCGCCCGCCGGTGAATGACGAAGAGGATAACGAGGAAGATGACAGTAAGAAGCCTATTGCGGCAGACACGCCAGCGGCTGTTTATGCGAAGGCCCAAGAGGGAACAGTTGCCGGGTTTCCCTGCCAACCACCGAGTTATTAGGAGACTGCCATGTACGCAGGCCTGAAATTGCAAGACTTAGCGAGCAAGATGCTAGTCAAGAAGACCAAGAGTGAAGTAGTGCCTGCCACGGCGACGACTACATCACGCCCTAAAGTGCAAAAAAGTTGGGATGAGTTCAATGCCAGCAGAACTAAATCAAAATTCACATCTGCTGGGGCTGCTGCGGAGAGAGCGAGTACACCTGAACAGCATCTCCAGGCAGAGAAGTACCACCAGAAACAGGTTGATGCAATGCGCGGTCCAGACAGTGATTCAGGCTTGTATCGTAAGCACCAAGAGGCTGCTATTGAGCATGGGTATGCCGCAAAAACTGGTTCGGCATCTCAGAGTTCTTCCGCCAATAAAGCCTCTGCTTCTGCTCATGCCAGTCAGTTTGGGAATTTTCGCAGGATTGGCAGTGCTGCAATAGGGTAAGGTTATGAACTTGTCAGCAGTGAGAAAATTCGATAGGGGGTGCGCAACGATCAGAGTCCAGAAGAACTGGGAAGTCTTTGATGGCGCAAGAGATGCTGTTGGCGCAAAGACTGATGTAGAGCACCAACAGGCTGCTGAAGCCCACCACAGGATGGCTGCTC